CGGTTCAGTTGAGTTGACCGTAATGGGAGACCTCGCATAATGGCAAGCACACTCAAAGTAGATACAATCACAGGGGTAACCACGGCTGGGTCTATTGCGATTACCGGCGAGGGCAACTCGACCACAACGAATTTGCAGCAGGGGTTGTGCAAAGCGTGGGCAGATGCTGAAAATGACGCAACTCGTAATGATTCATTAAATATTGCAAGTGGAACAGACAACGGAACTGGCGACTACGTATATGCGTTTACTAATGTGATGAACTCTGCCCTGTATATCACTCTTATGTCAGGTTCGTATGCTAATATTACTCAATTTGATAATGGCGAACAGGCAACAACATCCTATACGGTGCGTGGTTTTTCTAGGGCAGATAGCCTGACAGCCAGTGACCATCCTAATCATTCAGGTATATTTGGAGACCTCGCATAATGGCTAGTGAACTTAGAGTAAACACCCTGAAGGATGCTAGCGGGAACAACAGCATCGCCACCAGCTTTGTTGCAGGGGGTAGTGCGAAGGCGTGGGTTAACTATAATCAAGCTACGCCAGCTACAGTAGACAGTTTTTCTGTAAGTTCTGTGACAGACAGCACAACAGGACAATATAAAATTAATGTTTCATCTGCTTTTGCAAATACTGGTTACTCTTGTACTGGTTTAGCTAAAGGTGAAGCAGGAACAAGTTTGGGTAGAATATCTGAAGACCACGATAATAGCAGGACAACATCTCAGATGCCAATCATTACATCTCGTATATCAGATGGAGCATACAGAGATTTAGTGAGTTCAGCTACAATTCACGGAGACCTCGCATGAGTAAGGCAGCAGAACTCGCCGCACTGATTGGTTCGCAGTCGGCGTTGTCAGACAGGAATCTTGTTATCAACGGTGCAATGGCAATTAGTCAGAGAGGCACAAGCAGCACTGGTCAGGGTGCATCTGACTTGTTTCTTGTTGACCGCTTTCACCTAAACACAAACGGCAACTCTGCTGGCAGGTTTACTGTCACACAAGAATCTGATGGCCCAAGCGGCATACCTAATTCTTTAAAGCTGGCTTGCACCACATCCGACACATCCATTGCAGCCAGTGAAAGATTTTTCATTGAGCAAAGACTAGAAGGGCAAAACCTTCAACGTATGAAAAAAGGCACCAGCGATGCACAGGCAATTACTGTGTCCTTCTATGTCAAGGGTAACGCAGCAGCCACATATGTCGTAGGTATTTACGACGGTGATAACAGTCGTCAGATTGGCGCACAGTTTTCTGTAACGACATCTTGGGCCAGAGTATCTGTTACATTTCCCGGTGATACAGGCGGTAGCGCACTAGATGATGACAATGCCGAAAGCCTGTCGCTCCGTTTCTACTTACACGCTGGCTCGACCTACACTGGCGGGACATTGCAGACAACGTGGGATACTGCTGCAAATAATGAACAAGTAGGCAGTGGGACTACCTCTTTCTTTGACAGCACTGACCGCACATTTTTCCTGACAGGAGTGCAGATGGAACTTGGCGAGGTAGCTACGCCGTTTGAGCATCGGTCGTTTGCGGATGAGTTGGCTAAGTGCCAGAGGTATTGCTATGTGTGGGTTGCAGAAAACAACTATGGCAACTTTGCAAATGGTGGTGCGCTTAATACAAGCCAAGCAAGGGGTACAATGGTTTTGCCGCAAGTAATGAGAACACAGCCATCACTAACTCAAAACGGAACATTTCGGGCAGTTTCTCACGGTAGCGGAATTACATCTGGAACAGTGTCTGTAACTATGGTTAGGGGACATACGCACAGTCCCTTCACCATGACGGCTGGCGATAGCGGTTCTTTAATAGCAGGAAGAGCATGTGAAATGGGTGCAGACAATGATAGCGATGCAGAGCTTGTATTGAGTGCGGAGTTATAGCTATGAGGGATATGATAATTTCTAATGCTCAATACATTCAAGATGAAGGTGAGAACACTGCCATCAAGGCGACAATCGACGGCATAGATTGGTCAGTGCCAATCTGTGTAGGAAACTCGCACTACGACGAAATAATGAAACAGGTCGCAGCCGGTGACTTAACAATCCTTGACGCCGACGACTGATGAAGCTGGCGATGGAACCCGTACTCAAAACCCAAATGGAACTCGAAGCGCACGAGAAGGAGTGTGCTATCCGCTATGCTGCTGTCCAAGAGAAGCTCGACGCCCTCGACAAGCGCATGTGGCGGCTTGAGGCAATGATCATGGGCAGTACGATTTTAGTTGTGGCTATGGTCGTCACAGTATTTATGGGAATGAATTGACGATGGCAGAGATTGCAGGTAAAACGGGCGAAGAACTCGAAAAGGGTCTGATCCAAGAGCAAGCTGAAAGAGTTAAATCTGAAACACTCCCTGCTGGCGTAAAGATAGAGCCTGAAAAAGTAGAGGTAAAGCCGGGCGAAGAAGTTGCAGTTACTGCGGGACAGATGGGAGCGATTCCCACTGCACAAGCTCGTCCTGATATTCAAGCTGAACAATTTGCACAGGACGCACCAGAAAAGTTCGAGGCCCCTACTATTCAAGCCGCACAAGTCGGACAGGTAACTCCTGCAACTTCCGCTAGAGGACAACTTTCTGAAAAGACAATTATGGAAGCGGCTCAAGGGGAGCTTTCTAATGAGAGTCTCGCACAAGCTGCAACACAAGAGCTTGATCCTCGCGCTACCACTAGTTATCAACTTGCAGAATTATTTAAAGGTATAGAAGAGGGAGGCCCCACTCCCGCATGGGCAGCACCAGCCGTGAGGCAGGTTACCGCTGTCATGCAACAACGAGGTCTGGGTGCGTCGTCTATGGCAGCAGCCGCAGTGATGCAGGCTATGATGGAGTCGGGCATTCAGGTAGCGGCTCAAGACGCCCAAAAATACGCAAACATCCAGTTGCAAAACCTGTCCAATCAGCAACAGGCCACACTGCAGAATGCGGCGACATCTGCACAAATGGACATGGCAAATTTAAATGCACGACAGCAGGCTAACGCTAACAACGCAAAGTCATTTCTTAGCCTCGATTTGCAAAATTTGACTAACGAACAACAAAGTGCTACAATAAGTTACCAAGGTCAGCTACAAGCAATGCTGACAGATAAGGCACAAGAAAACGCTGTTCGTCAGTTGAACGCTAAGAGTCAGATTGAGGTAGACACGTTTTTTACGGATTTAGGCGTGCAGATAGAATCTGCGACCATTAACCGTAAGGCAGCTATTGAACAATATAACGTATCCCAACAGAATGCGTTAGCACAATTTAACACGCAAATGCAGGCGTCTCGTGAACAATTTAACGCTAGTATGTCTGCACAAATCGCCCAGAGTAACGCACAGTGGCGCAGGGATATTAACACTGCAAACACTGCGTCACAAAACGCCGTCAATCAGGTGAACGCACAGAACTTGCTCGGTATAAATCAGCAGGCTCTTGCAAATCTGTGGCAAGCTTACCGGGATCAGGCCGCATGGAGTATGCAGATTTCTGAAAATAACCTTGCTCGTGCCCACAACGCAGCCATGCAAGCCGCGTCTATTTCTGCAAGCGAATCTATGTACGACGATAAGTTTGAAGATTTTTTAATTGTAAAGACAATCGACAACATCTTTCTTGACTAGGTAAACTAATATGCTCTCAACAATACTTGCCGCAGCCGCTGGTCCCATGATTGGTAGAGGCATAGAAATGGCCGCTCCAGCAGTATCCGAATATTTTGGTGGTGAAGACACTTTACTCGGCGACTTCTTCGGTGGATTCGCGGCGAAGTCGAGTGGTGCGCCTAGTTTTGCACAGGAGATTGGCTCGGCGGTAGCAGGGGCACTGACTCCTAGCAAATCTGTCGGCTTTGCCGACTTGCCTTCTGTTGATGTTGCTGCCCCGCGCACGATGGCTGCAGTGCGTATGCAAGCCGCAGGTCAGGCAGCGCAGATTCCTCTAGGATCAGGAAATACAGTTCCTAATTATCTTCAGCGCAGTAATGTCCGTAACACTTTGGCTCGTGTCCAAACCATCCCCTTACCTAGAGTAACTACCCTTGCTGCCAAGCCCAACATTCCGCTAGGCTCCGCGACAGTTAAGTCACGGGTAAGAAGAAAGACAGCAAAATCATGATGGACAAGATTACACCCCTTTCTGCTCCTCCCGGTCATTCTCTCACAGGAGTTCCCGGAAAATGGCCGTGGGAACGTCCTCCAGAGTTTTCAAATCCAGACGACGTTATCGACAACATCATAGAAAAATTTGAAAACGGCGGCGGAAAAGACGACCTTGCCAAGATGATGTTGGCGGGAGTCACTGTGGAAGAACTTGTAAATCAGATTTCTTTCAAGGGGTTTATGAACGGCAAATTTTCTCCAGATGTTGCCGAGCTAATCAAGCCTGCAATGGCTATATACCTGATGGGTCTTGCTGATGATGCAGGATTTGAACCGCAGCTATTCGTTAATGATCCGGAACAATCGGCAGATCAGATTTCTGACGAAGCGTTTTTCAACATTATGAAACAGCGTAATCCGCAGTTACACGCAGATATGATAGAAGAGATGAACAGAAGTAAACGTATGCCGTCTGATTCGCCAAGAACTCCGCAGCAACAACAGCCTGAACCGTCGTTCATGCAGATGACAGGGGAGATGTAAAATGCCAGCACCACTAGCACTGATAGCTGCATACGCTTACTCTGCGAAAAAGAAGGGCGACAGACAACGCGCTGCTGCGACTGCAAAAGCTGAAGCAGATGCGGCTGCAAAAGAAGCTGAGAACATGCGGGGCACGTTGTTTCAGTTGCCCAACAATGGCGGATTTATGACAGTCGAAGATGGCGACAGCGTAGGTCTTGGTCGCGCACAAATGATGGGGGCAGTGCCTATGAAGTATGGCCCCATGAAAAATCTGTCTATGGAATTCAAGGGCCGCACAGATTACTACGAGGACAAAAACGGCAAGACTGGACCTCTTAGTGAATGGAGTCTTGAAGATCAGTTGACGGCTGGTCTCGTTAAACTGGGGCAAACAGATATACACGGCATTGTTCACTATGACCCCCAACATATAGTGGATGCTCGTAGGGGCAATACAGACATAACATCTTCGTCTAAGAGAATGGTTGAGGCGTTGCACCCCCTTCTTCCTAACAAAGTGTATACGGGTGCGCCTGAAACTGTGATCGGCGCTCTCAATCAGGCCGGTATCAGCCTTACAGATGACAGACTGCTCGGCAATAGCTGGATTGAGACAACTGACAAAAACGGCACGAAAATTACAAATTTTAAAGAATACGATTTTGGCACGGCTCCATCGACGGAAGCGAAAACAGACATTCGCTACCATCTACTCGATGGCAGTAAAGTTATGTCTTCCGAGATAGGTGATGAACGGGTTATCAAAGACGCAGAAATTGACTTCTATGAATACGGTAAATACGGCGATGACGGTAAGTTCAATCCGACAAGTCGAGGCAGTCCATCAGGAACTCGCGATGCCAAGACGAGCATGGAAGAAGCATTAAAGGCTTCTGGATCGACCTACATGTACAAAGTTTCAGACGACATAATTATCGTCACGGACAACAAGGCATCGAATCAAGAACGAGTAACATCCTTTGCTAATCAACTGGCGGCTGCAGAAGCAAAAGAATCCGGAAGTATTGCAAAGTTTAAAGCGGCCTACGACTCCGGTAACGTAGGTGCCGTGTCAGCAGTGAATGGCATATATCGAGACCTTCTTGCTGAATATGACTCCTTTGAAGTTGGACCCAACGGGCAAATGCTTAGAAGATACGACATGTCGATGTCCTTCAAACACATGCTAGAAAGAAACTACGGCGACGTAATTCAGATCATTCCGGGATTGCTTGCTAAAGCAGAAGCACTAGACAATGATCGACGTGAAAATAAAAGAATTGAACTTGATCAACAGGCCAATACCGAAACCACTAGCGCAAAGACTATCATTGTTACTGGAAATCCGCCTGCAGAGGAAGCTGCCGGTAATCCAGAAGTTCCAGAAGAGGTAGAGATTCCTATCACTGTAACGTGGCCGAGTAGGTTTAACACGCTTGTAAATGATTCGCTTATACCTCTCATTGCATCACGTCAAGTTAATCCTGTGGATGTGACAGGTCAACCTATCTCGCCTGAAGACGCAGCTACGGCAATCGTAGGACAGTACGTCATGTACGAAAAAAGTGTGCTTGACACATTTGAGCGCGATGAACGCGGCAACAAAATACCGCTAGATGATCAGCCTATCCTTGATGCGTTCGAAAAACTTCGCACACGAGTTATCCCCGGAACCAACACCAATCTTCTTGACCACCTGATTTTTTCGATAGCTGACCCTACTAAAAGTAAGGTCGATCAGCTTGATCAAAGCGGCCAAGAGGTTGCAGAAATTATCGCACTGGCAACTGACGGTGATATGCAATTAGCTACCCAGATCATTGCTCCTCTCCTCGTATCAGGAAAGGGTGCAAAGATTGCCATGAACAACAAGTTTGGGTTCGGTCAAAGTCAAGCAAAAGCTCTAGATTTTCGCCGTGATCAAGCTGCAGTAAATGCAGCCTCTCGTCGAGGCATCAGCGTGGTTAACGCTGCTCTTAGCACGTACTATGGACCTGATGGTGAGTTGCTCGACAGCACAGCAGTTGCAAACCTGTATCTTGGATTCGAAGGAGTACAATACTGGGCAGGTAAGGCTGCTGATCTAGTAGGAATAGATTTTACGGATTCAGACGCAGTTCTAGAGCAAGGCCGAAAGTATATCACACAGGCTCGTATAAACCTAAAAAGATCAGGCAACTTAGAAGAAAGTCAAGATGCGCTGAATGCGATGGAAAAGGACCTTCAGGACATTGCAAAGCGAGGGGCAACCAACGCTAAGTACGCACAACGAGAGTTCTTTACACTGGTGCTTGCATATGAGGTTGCCGCAGCAATTCAGGGTGGCACTGGTGGCCGTACGATTTCTGACCAAGACGTTGCGCTTATCTTCCGTGGCCTTCGTCAGAGGTTCACGGACGCACCTCAAGCACAGGTTGCAGCACTCCAAGGCGTCAAGGCCATGCTGACCCGTTTTGAACATCGTTCGGGTATGCTCATGGCAGATGCCAAGTCACAGGCGGCGTATCTTACCGCTGAGAATCTGTTATTCGCTGCAGGGTTTGATACGAATCCGTACTACACGACCGACTACGTTGTAGACGAATTTGGACCGCAAGCAGGCTCTGGCAAAAAGAAGCCCCCTGCTGATCCATTCTTCGGCATGAAAGAAGATGATTATAACGCGGGTCTGCTTGATCGAATCAACAAGCAAAACCTGACAGGCGGTAATTACAGCACTCTTGATGAAGCTAAACTAGCCCAGCCTAAATTCTTCGAGAGCCAGAAACGAGCGTATGACGCACAGCTACAGAATCAGCAGAAAAAACAAGGATCGCAAACCTGATGGCATACGTTCGTGACACTAAATCACTAACAACTAAAATCGACGAAGTTCCGACTCCATCTAACACAGGGTTTGGTCCTCCCACGACAAGAGACTCTGCGTTCATGGCCCCGATGGGCATGACACCGGAACAGGAGAAATTGCTTTCGACTCCTACCGATGTGGCGCTGGAGAAGACCGAGGAAGTCACTACGGCTCCTCTAGAGTTGCCTGTGGTTGGTAAGATACCCGGTGGCATGGGTATGGCTACCAATCGTCTACTGGAAATTCCGTGGCAAAAGACAAAACCCGGCATTTCTATTTCGTCTGTGATTCCGCTCGATGATGAAGATTATCGTGTCAATACATTTATGACACTTGACGAGTACGAGAACGCCGAGGGAGAGACTATATCTCTGGAGGGCTACGATTATGCAAGGCGCTTATCCACTGCTGACAAGTTTGGCGCAACTAAATTTGTAAAATACGACAAGGAAACTGGAGAACGAATCGTACAGGCTGTTCCATGGGAAAAAATTGTAATACAACAAACAAAAGTTCCCGAAAAAATTGGTGGAAGCGATCTTCTTGGCGGAGATAAATTTCAAATTTACACCGAAGGTATGACGTTAAAGGAATATGAACGTCTTGTCTTTGCCAACAGAGCGTTCAGCACATTAATTACTCCCGATCCCGATTTGGGAAGGACCATACACGCACAGTATCTGAATGAAATGTTGACCGCTGCAGGTATTGACGATAGAGGTCGTGCGCTTATTATCTTCGATCAGCTTGAAAATCCAAGTAACGACGAAATGACTCGTCTTGTCACAGGAGCGATGGACGTATTAGGTCGATCTGTAATCGAAACCGCTCTGTACGCCACAGGTGAAACAGCAGGTTTTGTAGGCATGTTAATTGACAAAAAGATGGACGGCACCATTGCCGACTATCAAACTCGTCAAGCCGTAGCAGATTCGTGGTGGAAACCTTTAGCATACGACGTGCAAGACTATTTTAAGAAGCAGGGTGTAACGATGAACCTTGCAACGGCAGAAGAATTAGCCCGAACTCAAACAGGATTTATCCCGTTTCTTACGCAGTTTGGTCTGGAAGTTGCAGCCCCCTCTAGAACAGCACTTGCCAAAAGGGGAATGACTGCAGAAAAAGACTTAGAAAGATTCTTCGTATTTTTTCGACAGCAGCGCAGAGAAAATCCCGAAATTACCGTGGACGATGCTGTCAAGGGATTTGCAGAACAACAGGCAGGAAATAGCTTTCTAAGATTTGTACCTCTTTCTAGTGATAAACGCCGTATCGCTGGCTATGAAAGTCGTTTAGTCACGGCTTTTCAACTGCAGGAAACTCTCATGGAACCCGCCGAACGCGTAGCCGTAAGGGGGGCAACAAGTCGTTTAGCTGCCTTGATAGCTCAACAAGATCATTTGCGTGAAAGAATCGCTGATCCTAAAGTAGAACAGCCTTTTAAACTTAAAAAGGAACTTGAAACCGTCAATCAAAGAATCAATGCGGCGGAATACGAACTTCGCAAAGTTGAAAGGCAGAGCAGCATTCCAAAATATGTCACGGACATGAAGATACAAGATAATTACATCATCGTGGGAGGTGCCACCGTAGGTCACTTCTTCGATGAAAACGAGATGGACCGCGACTTTGGCACGATCATAGGTCTTGGTGCTGGCATCGCTGTGTCCGTAACAAAGGGCAAGGTACCCGCCGCTCTGGACTTTGTTTTAGGGCAGATGAACAAGTTTAACCCTATTACAAGCTCTAGAGAAGCGGCGCAGCTACGGTTCTTTGTGCGGGAAATGCAGCGTTCCTCTCCTGAACTTCAGGAGATCGTTAACCTTCAGGGGCAAAGAATCGCAGAGTATCAGGATCGTCTAGTAGCTGCGGGTGTTCCTGTTGAAGTTTTGCAAACCACACTGCCCGTAATTACTAACATTGTAACGCTGCGTCACTTTGAAGACGTTATTAAACAGCGCGTGGACACGAAGGGCATCATCAGCAGCGAACAAACCCAAAATATTCAGAAGCTGGCTAGTCTTAATCAACAGCTTAACGCCCAACTAAATCGTGTGCTTGCTGATTTCGAGGTATCGAACGAAGTCGAAAAAGAATTTTTTGACATGATTGATTACTTCCGCAAGGAAACAGCCGAGACACGGGACAGACTATCAGCAACTATAACCACATACAATAAAGAAGGTATTGGTCACTACCTGAATCCTGCGATTGGAAGCAAGGCTACCATCACACAGGAGGGTTCTCCCGTAGGCGTTCCGGGATCAGAGGAGTTTATGACTTTTGATCAGGCATCAGAAAGTCTTCACAATCAACTTCTGATTGACAACAACGCACTTCCCGAAGATGATTTTCTATCTGTTCTACAGGAGGGAAGGGATGTTGTAAATCAAGGCTTGCAAGCCGCCTCTAATGGAATGCTTGCACGTGTCGGAAACGCAAAAGCCGCTAAGAGACAGATTAACACAGAGGGTAGCATCGACATCGAGGTTGACGCCACACCGGGGGGCATGATGTCCATGCACCTAGAGTTTGAATATTCTGCATCTAGAACTTTTGCAAGCAGACGATTCTCTCATATGGACAGCAATAACGTCGAATATGCTGTCTTGGGTAGTAAAGTTAGCGGCACTCCTGTCGTTGACATGAAAGATGTTTTTGACGAAGCCTTCGCCTTAGAAGTTCCGGGAGTTGGAAGACTTTCGAGAATTAACAAAGACGATCTAAGCGCGGGTGAACTAGCAACTTTAGACAAGACGATAGAGGAGTTGACCAATCCTTTCTTTGAAACTATGGCTGCTGAAAAAGGTATAGACAAGGCAACTCTGTTAAAAGACCTCAAAGCATCTGCAGAAGCGGCCAACTACTCTTTTGGCAGTGGACGAAACACACAAGCTATTGTTGCGAAGTATCTCGTCGAGACAGCCGCAGAAGAAGGAGTGTACCTGCCTCTATTTGAGATGACACCGAATCAGGTGCGGAAAGTTGACCTCGCTATTACTAATCTGAAGTATCGTCACAGAGATAACGGACAGGTAACCCGGACCCTTGTCAACATGGCTAATCTTACAGAAGGAAAGTTTGGACAGTTTGAGATTGACGGTGTAGATGCCGGTCAGTTGCAGATACGCGATCCTGACAGTGGCAAGCTAGTTGCTTTCAGTGATTACATGGGAGCGGCTAAGAGGGACTACTTCGAATTCAAGTCCAACTGGCACGATATGAACGAGGACGCAATCATCCCGAATCTGATGTCGTGGGGCACGCGCAAAAGAAATCCCTTGGGAGTGACAGCGGACAACCCTACAGGGATGAAGTACGACAGTCTCGTTAGCGAGTGGATCACAATGGACATGCTTACTGATCCGACGCAGAGTGGTCGATTTATGGCGTCTCTCAATAGGACGTTAGGAAAGCCTGCAGGTGATAGGGGCTATCGTCTCGTAGAGGGTTCAGGTAACACCGTAACTGCACAGGCTTACTTACGTGCATTTCTCGGGGAGAATATAGCCAAGATGGCCTCTGCTGGCGAACTGGATGCAAACAAACTTCGTTTGATGGCCGCTGATATAGAACAGAATCTAAAGATGATTGACGCTAACGGAACTGAAGTTCCCCTACTGCCAGTTGGAGAAGTTATCGATGACGTGCTGGGAGATTGGCGAGGCAACATATCCGAGGAACTGGTTGCGTCAGTAGAAGCTAATACTAAAAAGAAAATTGGCATGGCTCTAAGTAATGCCTCCGGACCTGCAAAGCAACGTAGAAACGATCTGAATGATGCTTTAGGTGTTCTTAACGAATTGAACGGTACAAGAGCGACTATGGAACAGGCAGGAATCATGCTCGTAGGTAGCGGCAAAAACGGCTACTTTAAATTCAAAGAAGCTTTATCTGTGCTTAGAAACGCAGACGGGAGCTTAAAATATACAGAAGACGAAGTAGATGAGTTGATTGCGAGCATCTATCTTCTCAACACACGCTCTAAAGTGTTTTCGCCCACGGGAAGAAAGCTGGTATCAACAGTGGAGGGCGGCGAAGTAAAGAAGTTTGCTGAAACTCCCGAACTTCGCGAAGACCCCACCATGTTTAATCTTATGCTTGGCCAAACTGATGAACAGCGAGAAGTTGTCCGCATGATTATTGGCGACAAAAGATTTAAAGTTTGGGAAGCTATGGCAGGGTTCATGTCCGAAATCAACAATAACCCTATCGGCAATAGCGGTATTCTTATCAAGGGTGCGCCTCGTTCTCTGTCTATTGAGAGCTACATTAGCCGTCTCTATGCGATCAACAGAGGAGTTGTTCGTCCCCAATATGTCGGCACTGAAGCAGTCATCCAGTCTCTTAGATTCCGAAACTACGAATTCTTAACAGCCGCTTTAACAAACCCAGAACTGGGAAGTTTGTTTCTTGAGATGGTACGCACTGGCAAGCCGCTAAGTCCAAAACGGGACGCTCGTTTCCAAGAACTTCTAGTACAAACGTATGCACAACAGTCGCAAATGCACGGCGCAGAAAGCAAAGACGTGGTAGACGTGGCAGGAAGAAAGTTCACTGTACACGCAACACCCGCAGACAAGTTTCGTATGGGATACGAAGCAACAGACATCGATTTAACACTACCATCTTTAAACATACTGCCATAAAGGAGAAACCCATGAAGATGTACAACAACGGCCAACGCAAGGCCATGATGTATGGTGGCATGTCAAAGCGTAAGCCGATGATGTACGGCGGCATGGCAGCCAAAAAGAAAAAGCCCCGCAAGAAGGCTCAAGCGGGGGGCATGATGACCACAACACAGGGTCAGCAGAATCAGATGCAAAATCAGACGATGCAGAAGCCGAAGATGCCGAAAATGCCGATGATGGGCATGAAGGAGGGCGGCAGTCTGAAGATGGTAAACGTAGACGGTAGGATGGTCCCAGAGTTTGCCGCAGACGGCGTAGGTGCGAAAGACCTCAAGAAGCGCGGTTAGATATACCCGCCTGACTTATCCATCATCTCATCTGTTACTGAACTAAAGTAACGTAACATGGACGCTATGGAGTGTGCCCCATCATAATCGGGCACCCCGGCGTCCATTTCTCTTTGAAACTCTTCTGGCCGGATCATATCCTTTGCAAGCTCTACCTTGCCATCCTGTCGTAAGTATACATTGAACGAAAACAAGTTAGCCTTCATAACTGTTCTCCCACTACTTCACACTTGTATGAATACGCATGAGGTGGTGGAAGAGGCTTGGGCATTCGCAATATCATTTCTGACATCTCCATGACCCGCTCTTCACAAAGTTCCTCCGTCCGGTATGGTCCCCACTCATCTTCAAAATTCATACAAGGTCCGTCCGGTAAATAAAAAGAACACACTATGACCAGTGCCTTATACATTGTTTAATTCCTCTATCGTAAGATTGTAACAGTCTGCTCGTACCTCGTATCCGTTGTCGGGATCGAAGTCCCCCTTTTTCATAAACTTTGCCTTCTCGAAATACTCTTCCTTTGGCAAGAATCCCAAAAACCATCCCTTAGAAAAATCTTTCAACACACGAGTAAACGCATAGATGTCACACTTCTGCCGTGTGTTGTAGTTGCTGATGCTGCATGAGTAGTGGGGCAACGGTGTGGCAGATGTCTGTTTGGTTTTTACCTCGACTTTGCGACCATCGTCCAAGATGATGTCGTAGTCAAAAGAGTTGTTCCATTTACCGCCCATGGCCTCAATCGCGATTTGCTCACCGAGGAAGCCTGCTACGCTTCCGCCGCCCCTTAGTATCGAGTTATGCAGTAGACCCATCTCAGTGGCCTTCCTACGGCCAGCAATCAGCATTTCGTCACTTATCTGTACTTCGATCAACGATCTTCCTCCACTCCTTGTAGCAGGGGTGATTTCGAGGTGGGTCATGCTGGACCCACCCCTTTCCCTGCTTCCATATGGGACGTGTTTCTTTCTTAGGCGGCATTGAGATCAACCACCTCACACACACCAGCCGTGCAGGCCAACTCGCGAGAGCCAGACGTATTGTCTTCTCGCTCGTATTCGGACAACGCCTGCCAGTCAATGTCGATGTATCCGTATGCCTTCTCCCACTCCAGATAATCTTCGCGTTCGATGTCCTGATAGGGTGCCTGTTGATAGGTGTGATCACTGTGCGGCAGGAACGACACGCCCGACGCCACGTCGAAGTTCTCGTACACCCACGTGCCCACTTCCATCCACTCGTCCTCTTTGACCGTGATGGTCACAGACGGCTTGTGTTCGCACCAGTGGACAGCGTACGTCTTCCAAAGCTCTAGCTGTTCAATGGCTGTCATATCATTGCGAGTGACCGCACCATCAGGCGACTCCATTGCAAAGGAGAACACAGTCGTATTATCCGGCTTCATCACATCCGGCTCGTTGTACACACCCTGTTCCTTCAGGAACTGTGTCAGCGGGTCTTTGTTGTCTCCACGAACTGTGCGTATGTAATACTTGCTGTGTCTAGCGTGAATGCCGCTTGCAGCGTCCACCAGTTGCGATACAGTACCCGACGGTTTTACACAGGTGATGGCAGCCGACTGTGGAATACCAAGCCCGTTCGTTGCCAAGTCCCAGTTTGTGTCTACGGCCACGAGCTTCATCTCTTCGAGCCAACGGGCGGAATCGACGGTCTTTGATAAGACGTGATGATCCATGATACCAGTCAAGGATACGCCCAACAATCGTTCTTCTTCTGTGTTGGTCTTCCATATCTTCCTCAGATACTTGAAGTCAGTGAGCGTGGACTGCAGCGTGCCCAAGATAGTCGCAAGATGGACCTTTTCTTTCAGGTCTTCAAGCGTGTCGTAGTCACGGACAACCACCTCTGACAGGTTGCAAAACTGGTAGGGACGCAGGATGATCTCGCTGCAGGGATTGGTGCCCCACATGTGCCCTGTCTCGCGACGTTCGTTACGAGCAACCTGTTTGTCGGCAGCGTCACGATTGAAGATGCCACGCTCCCCAGACTTGGAGTCATACAGAGACAGCCACTCGCGCATGAACGTGCCCATCTCGGGCTTGCCCTTGTAGGCAACAGAGTTGTTAGCCAGCGCACGCTGTCCCTCGTTCTCCCACCACGCACCAGACTTGGCATGTGCCATCTGATCGTCGTTCAGGTTCGACAGACTAATCAGGGCAGAGCGACGAACGCCGCCCACCACAACGACCTCGCCCACCTTGCACATCAGGTCGTGACACTCGATAGGAAACAGGCGACGACCTTGTGCCTTTACAAATAGTTGTACAGCAAAGTTAAACAAATCTTCGAGCGGACCCGGGCCAGAAGCACGACCACCCATCGTCTTTAGACGCGCACCAGACGGACGTATGGCGGACAAGTCCCACTTCGGAATGTGTCCTGCATACAGCAGTGCAATCAGTTCACGCAGCGCCTTGGCCCATCCGGGCTTAGAGTCGCCAACTTTGATCACTGTGTCTGTGGGTTGCATACCGTCACTGATCACCGGCAGCTTGTCCACGTTCTCACGCTCCACAGAGAAGCCCACGCCTGTGCCACACATCAGGATGTACATGCACTCGTCAAACGCACGAGGGCTGTCAACAGGGATGTAGCTACAGTTGTATCCACAGATGTTGTCCCGTGCAAGAGCGGGACCAGCAGTCATCATGGCACGCATCGACGGCATGATGTCTTGACTAAGTATCGCCTCACGTAGCTTGCCCACATCACCGGGACACAGATACTCTATATCAAAATCGTGCTTCTCTTTGACGTGATCGACCATGAACTGCAAATAGCGTTCTACGGTCTCGTCCCAATTCTCTCGGCGTTGTTCGTCGTCAAGCCAGCGTGCGTAGCGGGACTTGTGTATGAACTGCTGATAGGGTGTGGGCAACATGTTATTCATCTGTAATCTCCTCGATAAGTTTTCCTAAGTACCACTGTGCCTTTTCTAGGTCTTGGACGCCGTTCTTGTAACGATAGCGCCAGAGGTACTTGATGATGTTTCCTTGCAGGTAATATTGATAGCCTTCGTCTGTGGCAGCGCGTATGGCTTCGATACACTCAACCCCTGCCTGATTGTAGTGCGGCGGGTTGTTGACCATGTCCGCCGCCCAATTGGCATTTGCTGCCCCCTGTAAACTTGCCATGGTCTCTTCCCGCATTCGTTCTTTCATGTACTCTTCGTGTCTCATTGCTTCTTACCAAAGTCTACTTTGATGATGTTCTTGCCCGGAAGTCTCTCTACGTTTGCACCGTTGCCTGTGACCTCTTCCATCACATGCTTCTCGTGTTCAAAACGCAGACGGGCCAGACCTGCCGCCATGACCCGATCAAAGTCAGACTCCATTAGCTCTATCAGTCCTGACAACACAACAGTGCCAGCGGAAAAGTAGTCGTCGTCTTCATCCTCAATAGTCGTGTCGTAGGCAGCCATGTTGAGGCTGTCTTCGTCGTTTGTACGCAGGACGATGTACCACCTGTCTTGCAACAGGCTGGCCCTCTCCAGCATCGATTCCATATCATTTTCGTCCATTTTTGTACCAACCCTCCGGTATGCTGCCCTCGGCCCACTCGAAGCCATGGCGGTCAGCCCAAGCACCGTACGTGGTCTTTGACCCTTTGTAAATCTTGTTGCGTGCGTTCTGGAACAAAAGGCGAATATCCAAGTCCGGATTCTGTTCCTTGACAAGCAGCATCTTAACACGGTCGTTCTTGTCGAACTTGCCCTTGGCCTCTACAAACACATCTGTGGACGGGAAGTAGAAGTCAGGTGTGTAGGTGCGAGGCTTGGGCACGAACGTAACCTTACGCTTCTCGTACTCGAACTTTACATCCCGCTGTCGCAACGCTCTAGCCACGTTCAACTCGAAGTGCGACCTGTATCCCCCCATGCTCTTCATAGTGACATTCCTATCGAGTCCATTCTTTTTTTCATGTAGCCTGCCAGTTTTGGGGATAGTCTTTGTATACTGTCCATTTCTCTTGAGAGGGGCAATATCGGCACACACACATTTGCTCCGTTGAAAGATAGGCGACTGATGTTTTGTAGTTCTATTTCGATCTGACGCACGTCCCGTGCCTCTGTCTCGGCAGTGAACAAACCCATGTCAGAATAGTTGTCTCGCAACGTGAAGGGCAGGCCGCGTTCGTGCTGACGCATGTACACGACCTTGCGCTCTCCACCGGCTTGCGAGACAGACTCGACAAAGACGTGGTGCATGTCCTTGTTCAACTCCATCAGATCGATGTCGTAGTCTCGCACGAAGATGTATGGCATCACAGAACCTTCTTCTTCAGGCGGCTGTACCATGCCTTCGGTCTGTTCTTGGCACGGGACGTGACCTTGTCGTGATACACAGCGTTGGGCCAGCAGTGATGCTTGAAGCCACACATGCCACACTGTTTTGCAAGCAGCTTGTTGCCCGTGCGGACATCCTCGCCGTCCTTGCGGAACGTCTCGAATTCGTCCTTGAAGTCCACCCGAGGTTTGACACTCGGGTCTGTCAAGATTTTGACACGTCGCACAGCATCCTTGAGATATTCTTTCTTGTCGTCTTGGCACCAGTCAGGCACGTCCACGACAGCTATCTCTCCGCTGGACTTGTTGACCACGATCCAGCCGCCAAAGGGCAGGCCCACGGCCTCTGCGTACAGGAAGCCCTGCATAGCGTAGCCAAAGGGATCATCGCGCTTGATGGCCTCGTAGCCACCCGCGCCCGTGTACTTGTACTTGTACGCCCATTCGCTTGCAGACTTGATGTCCCAGACTTTCTCTTCGCCAAGCTCGTCACGCAGGATCACGTCAAGGGTGCCCTTGATCTTATGCCCAGCTATCTCTAGTTCGACGGAGCGTTGGAAGTCTACGATCTCGACGCCTGCCTCTCGCAGTGCCATCATCACGACGGCCTCTGTCAGATCGCCAAACAGGAAACGGAATATAGCGTTATACTCCATCTCTTCTTTGTGGCCCTCGCGCTCCAGCAGTTGCTGACACAGAGGGCGTCCCAGTCCAGACATGCGTATACGATAGCCCTCGTCACCACGGCTCATTTGCTTGGTAATGGCTTCTGTGCAGTCTTTGGAAAAGGAATCAATGCTTTCCGGGGAGACATTTACGTCCCCCCGGAGTGCGTTTGTCAGGAAGTCTTGGACTTTAAGTTGCGTGAACATCGACGAAATCCGACGCTAGATCGCTTTCGTCATCAGTTGCTACAAGCTTGACTGCTTCGCGATATTGGTTAGTGACAGTCTCATTGTGAGCCTTCACTGTGTCCCCGAACATCCGCATCAGTTCCTTGTCTTCTTCCTTAATCTCCACGGCCTTTGCAAAACTGACCACGGGTGTCCAATACGTCACGCTACCCTTCTTATTCTTTCCGGTAGAGAAGTTGGCGACAGATTTTTGCATCACCTTCTTCTGCTTGTTCAGCGTGTCGATAAAATCAGCGACGGGCTTGAAGCCAGACCTCTTGAAGTAAGAGATGATTGGCTGGTCAACGACCTGTACCCCGTTGCCGTCTGCATCCACAAAGTCACCGGTGATCTTGCCATAGATGACCTGATTACACACCACAGAGCGTGAATGCAGGTAGGCAGGATCGTCCTTTGACAGAGCGTCTTCTTGCTCCCGTGTCAGGCGGCCACACTTGTTGCCCCCAAGACTGTCCGGAAAATCCCCTGACAGCACGGTCTTCTGAACCGACTTGCAGGAGAAGGAGTTTGTCTCCTGATCCCACACGCTGTACTCGTAGGTTCGCAACAGAATCTGTATGTCAACAGAGGGCGCATAGATCATCTTGCCCTCATACATCATCTTCCATTCACCACGGGTCAAGGGCTTGCCCTCGTCGTCCTCTGCATCGTAATTGATATTGATGCGAGGCAGTCCGACCTGACGGTTACCGCCAGTTGACTGTCCCGATGCGTCCATCAGAGCCTGATCATCACCAGACTCAAATGCTTGGACGAGTTTATCCACATCGTCAAGTGCCGCTACATTTGTCCCTAACATGTTCACCTCGTTCTTTAGGGTTGTAGAAAGATATTACAAACTAACTTCTTCCAAGTCAAGCCAGTTTTTTCCTATTTTAATTTCTATGCCCACTGGCATGTCGTAGGTCAGTCCGTATCTGCGAATAGTTTCAAACGGTAAGGACAGCATTGCGTGTTGTAAAATATTTATGCACATGTCCTTTTCGTCTGGATGAACGTCCATGACAATCGAGTCGTGGACCGTGTTGCAAATCACACTGCGGATGTTGACATCCGTAATTGTTTTCTGTAGGGACACCAGAGCCAGAGGGAGAAGGTCCGCAGTGGCAAACCCCTGCACAGGATAGTTGCATATGGCGGTGCGGTTGGTGGCTGTGCCCCACTCTGTCCACTTGCATCCGGGGAACATGTACTCCCGACCGGATGGTAGTCGGACCTTTTTGTATTTGACTGCATGTCGTTGCAACTCCCCGTGCCACATGGTGATGTCTTCGTACTTCTCCTTGAAAGCACGGTAGTATCGCTTCTGTGCATCCGTGCCTGTGGTGCCGCCGTACAGAGGCTTGAACGTGTGCGCCTTGGCCTGTTGCCGTGTGCAGCCGATCACGTCCGCTGTGTAGCTGTGTACGTCTGTGCCGTCTCGCACGTCAGCGTATGCCTGTTTGTCCCCCGCGAGAAAGCCAGCCACACGAAACTCTAGTTGCGAGTAATCTCCTTCCATGATAAGGCCGCCCTCGAAGCGGCTCTCGACAACCTTGCGTATTGCGAAGGTATTACCACGTGGCATATTTTGAAAGTTCGGGTTACGAGACGAAAGGCGACCCGTCGCCGTAACACATTGCATGAATTCCGGATGGATGAAGCCGTGGTCATCGACGTTGTTTTCCATGCCCTCGACGAACGTGTTGATGTACGTCTTGAGGGCGTTGTAGCGAGTATACGCTGAAACAAATTCATGTGCATCCCCCTGCAAGTCTTCGAGTTGCTCTTCCAGTGTGGTCTTGTCAGTGCGGAATCCTGCTGACGCTGTGTCAAACGAGTTGCGTGGCACGATCTTGAAGCCAGCCACTCTGCCAGTAGACGTGTAGAACACACCACTGCCGCCACAAGCCTTGCACACACGCATGGCTTTGCCCGGGCTGCCATCCTTGCGGATGCTTTGTATGCGGCCTGTGCCGTTGCATTCCTGACACATCTCACCCCGTGTGCGATACACCACGTCTGTGTGACGACGTACGATGCCGCGAAACTCGTTCTCCGACATGCGTGTGCGTTGTTTAGGCTTCATGGTCGAGCCTCGCATCTCATGCCCCAGATTGAACATACGCGCCCACTCCTTCTTGTCACGCACACGACGCGAATACAACAGGACACTGCGGTCATCTGGGCTAGACAGATTGATCGGCGTGTCACCCATGGCTTCACGAGCCAACTCCATCAGCCGCGCCTCTAGCTCCAGCATCTCTTCTTCGTACTGCTTGCGTATATCAGCAAGCGTGTCCAGATTGATACGCAGTCCGTTGCGCTCAATTTGTGACAATACGTTGGTCATCTCCAATGACAGCTTCAGTGTCGGTACTAGGCTCATTGTATAGCTCCTCGAATGTTACGCCATAGGCGTCCAGTTGTTTCAGTGCAATCTCTTCCGTGGCAAGCACGTCTGCACGACCGTACTCTTCTATTATCTCCCACGGTATGTCGTAGAACGTCTTGCCCTCTTTGAGATACGGCTCCACAAGGTCCGTCTCCTTTTGGGTGACGTTATACTTTTTTGCAAGAGCAGCAAGTCCAAGAGGCCAACGTCTTGCACGGGCCAAAAGATATTCCGCAACCATCGTATCATAGATATGTCCCTCGTATGTAAAGCCACACTCTCGTATCCACGTCAGGTCAAACTTGATGTTGTGACCCACGAGAACGTCAGCATAGTTCAATGCCAGTTGGAAGCCTTCCGTCGCAGCCGCAGTCGGTGGCTCCGTCGAATGATAGTAACAGTCGTATGCCACTCTGCTTTGTAGCCACTTGTATCCGATTGATACCAACCTGTTGCCAAAGTACGGCAGAGGCGTGTGTCCACCACCACGCTTCTCGACGTGGGTTGTCTCCACGTCAAATGTCAGGACATTTACCATATGCCGTGCAACTCGTCGTCATAGTCTGTGTTTTCTGAAGTCATGTGTATCAATTCATCCACCTCTCGTATTTCAGCAATCTTCTCAGCCCTTGTCAAAGACCTGAATCTTGCTATTTCCTTTTCATCCTGAAGTGCGCCCTCTTCGTAATCTTTAAAGGACTTAAAATGTATGAACATTTTCTTACTCCTAGCTTTTGTCATCAGTAATACACCCCCTTGTTAATGTCGATCTGTGCGTGGATCATGCCATGCCAGCCGTTCAGTTTGTTTTTTGACACACAGATGTGACGCACGTCGTTCTCCACCTCGCTTGATCCGGTCTTGCCGATACCAATGATGATGTCAGCTTCGCCAGCCTTACCTGTACGCGAGTTGTCCAACATACTGTAGTCAATAAACTGACGGTCGTGTGCCTCGTAGCTTGCCTGACTTACAGCCCACACAAGCATCTTGTTGCGCTTGGCAATCTCTCGTGCGTACACATAGATAGCTTTCAGTCGCTCGTCTTGACGGTTGAATTCGCCCTTGATGCGGAACTTGTCTAGCTGATCCATGAACATCACGTCGGGCTTGTTCAACTTGGCATACTCGTCCGCCTCTTCGACAGACGTGCCAACCGAGTCCATGACCCGTAGATACGGAGCCACCTCTGTCAGGTATCTCTGTGCCAGCACGGCACGCTGTTGCCGCATCTCCTCGTCCGTCACCTCAAAGAAGGACTGAATGATACGCAGCTTGATGCGATCAGCAGGCTCCTCGTTCGCCCAGTACACAACCTTGACGCCCTGCCGTATGTACGACGCTGCAAGAAAACAACAGAAGGTTGTCTTCCCAACTTCCGGACGAGCGAACAGGATGCCGAAGTTGCCACGGTCGAGACCCGGCACCTCCTCGTGTATCAGGTTGAAATCAAAGGGAAAGTCAGGGTCTTCAGCCACGTCGTCAAGCAACTCGTCAAGGTCACTTGCCACCTCTGTGTAGGTTGTCTTGTCCGACATACGACCATCATCGACAGCATCAATCAGCCGCTGTAGCTCTCCAAACTCCTCGCTTTCACCAGTGAAAATTTCAATTGCTTTTTCACCAATGAGACGTGCGCGGTCACGCAGCCAGAAGTTCTGAACCATGTCAATGTGCATGTCTGTGTTGTCAGGGTTGCCCGACTCCAGTTGCACAATGATTTCGTGGACCGAGTCCCGCGCACTCGACGGCATAGCAGGATTACGATCATCAAACAAAGCAGCAAGCTCTGTCGATGTCATCGTCGTGCCATACTTTGTGTGACTGTACACAATCGTGTCGAAGATATCTCGCATCTCTTTGGTGAACATGTCACGGTCAAGAGTGTTTTTTACTTGCGAGAAGAATTCTGCGTTCAGGCAAAAGCCTAGTATTTGTTGGTCAAGCGATACGCTCTTCAATGTATTCGTCCCTTTCGTCATCCATCATGTTTTTCAAGTCGTGTTGCAACACAGCCAAGCTAGTCGGCACAAGAAAATACAGACGCCGCACCATGTCAAGTGCTTTGTCAGTCGCATCCTTGTCGAGTGCGATAAACACGCGCTCATAATTCTCTAGCCTTTTTATGTGTTCATTCAATAGGTTAGTGCCAAGCAGCGCCATGCCAGTGACCTTGTTGCTGATAGCACACGCACTGGCACAGTCCTCAACCACGAACACTGTGCCGTGATTGCCACACACAAATGGCACCTGTGACTTGCCGTAGCGATACCACTTAGGGCGCACATTGTTCAAGGCACGCCCCACCGCATCGACCATGCGCTTTCCGTCATTGACCATGTACACCACACGATGCCGCTGGAAGTCGTAGCGAATGTCAACGCGACCGGCAAGGTACGCATCGTAGGAATTGACACGCCGCACATGCAACTCTGCATCCCGATTGCGGGACAGACTGACGAACGTGTGCGGTGGCTGAAAAGAATTGTCAGCAACTTCTTCTGTTGGCTTTGCAAGTTTTCGCACCAGTGCGTGCGTCGCAAACTCTTTTGTCAGCTTGACACCAGTGCGGCCCTTGACGTTACAGTCAGCGTGAAAGCAGTACCACATACGTTGCACACCATCGTCCGTGACGCTGAACGTGTTAGACTTGCCACACACAGGACAGTCGGATCGGTACTTTGTCAGCGGCTGTATGTCGAGCGACTCGACGTAGGTTGTCAACCATTGCGGTGATTTTGTCACTTTTGTTCTCCCTAATTTTTGTCAACGTAACCCATACAGATATCTATTGACAAGCAAAATTTTGTCGGCCACTATCAATAACCCCCCTATGGGAGATACCCCATGATAAAGAAAATAGAGAAAATAAATCCCATTGCTAAGTCCCTTCGGGATAGGCTCTACAGGAAAAGAGTCATCCAAGACAAGAGAGAAAAGCAACGGGAAAAGCTACACAAGAAGGACATACGAGATGGGAAGACCTCACAAGATTCGTGAAGATACAAAGACTTACAACCTGTTGATGACAAAACGTCAGTACGATATTTTGTCAACACATTCACGCACCATGACCAAGGCTGGGCTAGAACAGGTCGCAGTTGCTGACCTAATTCGCGAAGCTATAGACATCTACATTGAAGCACTGGAGGACAGCGATTATGACGGTGGAAGTAGTGTGGGTTCTGTTGTTAGTAACAGCCTTGAACAAGTATGATTTTGTCACCGAAAATATCGGGGACTACGAGACGGTGGCAGAGTGTCACTTTGCAGCGACACAAATGTTCTGGGACGATATGCCTGCGAACAAGGAAGCTGTGTGCATGAGAGTGGAGGAGTATAAACTTGCAGAGAAAGATTAGAGTGTTTCGCAACCACAAGGGCGAACAACTGTTGCCGATTGTGGAGGAGCGTATAAAGGGACGCTACGAAGTTGTCGCTCCTGTGTCGTCTGTCCGTATTGGGGAGACACGCAAAGATTTTGTCAGGTCAAAGGCTTGTGTGGACTACCCACGATGGGTTGCACTCTTTGTCAGCAAGAGCGAAAGAGAATGTCAAAAATGGCTTGACAGGTACGAGAGGGTGGTGCTAAAACTGTGCATACCGTACGAAGTGCGTTAGGCATCGTTTGGTCTCCTTGGGAAGCAGGGCTGGTTTTCGGACTGGCCCTGTTTCTTTTTGTGTTGACAGTCGTGTTGCATTACCTGTATGGCTAACTTACATAGCGTCAAACAAAGGAGATTGACACATGGAAGTGATTATAAAAGACGACGACCGCCGACAGCTTTTGAAGGCACACAATGATCTGCGTAACATGATCACCACGATTCACGAGTGCCACGACGTTTGGATGTCAGACGTAGGCAAGTTAGAGCATTTGCAACATCTGTTGCACCACGCGCTCAAGTTCACCCCACCGGTTGACGATGAAGGCAAAAAGATGTGGTGGCGTGACTATGTGTACGAAGAAGAGGTGCCTATCGATGACTAGGTTGTATCAACTGGTAATGGACAGCGCAAAGAACCCGCTGTCCAATATCCCTGACGTGAACACTCGTCACATGATCATGCAAGTTCTTGCGTGGATGTGGTGTATCGTGTTCTCGTCGTGGGTGGGATCGATTGTCGTGTTTGGCATCAGTGCGCTTGTTCACGCAATCCTGTTGGCTGGTATCTTTATCACAGTCGGCGTATTCGAGACTGCCAAACGTAAGCCGCAGTATTTCGGTGGACTTGGCAGAGGCAACGGGGGAGAGCATGAGTAAGTTGTGGGACAAGGCTGTGGAATACTACCTCACACACGATGACATAGAAATATTCCTGCTTGCGTGCTGCTGGGCCTTCTTGGGCTGGATGATGTTCCACGCCTTCAACGGCATCATGGAAAGGATTTACTGCTGATGCGTATAATTGAGAACCACGTCGAATCTTGTCACTGCTGGCACTGTGGCGGCTATGGCAAGGTTGCCTACACAAAGGCCGTTCCGGACCCGATCTGTGGCGGCGACCTTGTCGAGGAATACGGTCACTGCCACGACTGCGACGGCGGCGGGGGATTGTACCGTGCCAAGCTAACGCAGACGACGGTGATCCGTGCCTTCTTGACACAAGCAAAACACGCCTTAGAAGATATAGACCTGATGGACAGCGACCTTGACCAGATATATACAAAGATCGATCAGGTGGTTGCTGATGTTGAAAACTACGAGAAAAAGGTAGGCACAAGAGATGGGTAAAGTATCCGACTGGCTAATCGAAATGGAAGAGGACGCATCGTACATGACGCGTCAGGAATTCATCGACAAGCACGGCGAGACGGTGTCCGAGATGTACGACGAATTGCAACTCAAATGGCGGATAGACTATGCCGATCCGGGCGACGGCTTCACACACCCGGATGATGTGGACTAAATAATGTCAGCCAAAAATATTGTCAGCCTAAATATTGTCAGTCGGAATATTGTCAGCCAAAAGCCCACAACATTGTCACCCGACTATCTGTGTGACAAATGTGGTGAGCCAGCCATGACAAACGATTCGGGGCAGTTACGCTGTCCGTCCTGTTGGCTACAAGAAAAGGGAAGACAAATAAAACCTATTGACCGGGGCGGCTATCGTCCGTAAGGTTTGGCAACGATTAGGAAACATGACAAGGAACTAACGACATGAAACAAGCCACGCTAGTCGATCACGAAAGAATGATTCACAATATCACCAGCGTTTACCGTGACGCCGACGAAATACAGCACGCCGAGGGTTTGTTGTGGTACTCCGACGCACAAAAGGCGGCGCACAATATCGCGGTAAAATACGACATTGCGGTTTATATTGTGGTTGCTGTTATTGCTGCGCTTTCCCCGAATAACAAATGGTCTCGAAATATTGTCAACGCCGATGCCTTGATTGGTGCATTCATCCGGGGCGATGGTCTCTTGTCGGTGAAGGTCTCGACCTATCACACCATGAAGCGCAAGGCTTGGGATATTTTGGCGGCGCGTCCGGACTACGACGGGGCAAAAGCCATGCTGAAAGGTCAAAAGATTACGTCCTTTTTCATGGACATTATGGGCGAGTTTAACGTCACGATTGACGGCCATGCACGAAACATTGCCTACGGTGAGCGCGTCGGCTTGACTGACGACCGGACAAACATTGGCGTCCGTGAATACCGCGCTTTGCAGGCTGCATATGAAGAGGCAGCACGCCGCGTCGGCCTCATGCCCTACCAATTACAGGCAATCACTTGGCGCGTCTGGCGCGACCGACACGGCATCAAATAATGTCAGCGCCATGCCTCAAATATTGTCAGCGCCATGCCTCTAGTTTGGGGATCGGTTGGGGGTTTCCTGCGCCATTGTTCGGGGGCGGGACTGTCGGGCCGGTCAGCGGTTGCCGCGAGTCGCGGGGCGGCAACCAACTTTTGCCGGGGCTGCAAAACTTTTTTGCGCCCGGGGCTTCAACTGGTGCAAAACCTGTGCCATGATTCGGGTGCTGGCGATCTTGCCAGCCAGAAAAGGAGAACAAGCTATGCTTGATTTAGTACCGACTAACGATGCCATCCGCCCGGTGGGTGACGGCTGGGAATACCGTCACAACCATGTTGACGATCTGTCACTGTATACCGATCACTGCCGAATCCGGCGGATTCCGATCGTTGCCATGCGGCCATATTACAGCGACCTGCACGGCACGGTGGAAGAGCCGCATAATATGGATGACTTCCATGCTCTTTATAACGCCGCGACCGATCAGGTGCTTTCGACCCGGCCTATCGGGAAGACCTACAAGCTTGTTCCCCATGATCAGCTTTTTGCGGCGCAAGCCGAGAAGCTTTCCGAGGGGGACTTGCCGACCGGTAACGTGACGGTGACCGACCGGCTCTATGACGGGGGACTCCGGGCGCATCGAACCATCCACTTCAACGACCTGTCCGAGAACATCGAACACTTACAGGACCGGGTGGTTTACCGCATGGACATTTTCAATTCGGTGGACATGTCGTGGAGCTTCCAAATATTCAGCGGGGCTTATCGCGACCTGTGCCGGAATACTTTGGTGTTCGGTGGCGAGAAGGCATATCACCAGAAGCGCAAGCACACCAAAAACCTGTCCGTCGGGGCTTTGATTAGCAAGGCGGCAATGGGGCTTGAATTCTGGCAAAACAACCGGGACCAGATGCAACTGTGGCGGGGCCGTGCCATGAACAGCCAGCAATTCGCCGCGCTGCTGGCCGATACCATCTGCAAGAAAAACGACGCGGCAGCGGAAGCCGGGCAGGGTGACGGTCTCAACCGGCGGCTGATGAATTACCTACTGCACCGCTTCGAGGAAGAAGAGCGGGAACTGGGCCGGACCATGTGGGCCGGTTATAACGCTCTGACCCATTGGTCAACGCATCTCGACACCGAGTGGACAGACGACGACGGGAAGACATGGAAGACGGGCCGCAAGGATGCCCGGCCTCATTATGTCGCGCGGTCCCGCTCTGACGCTGTCCGGACGGTGATCGAATCCGACCGGTGGCGAGACATGGAAGGATTAGCCTTTGCATGATCTTATAGCCTCAATATTCCGGCTTTGCTGGATTCTCTTGTTGGTGATCATCATTGCCAGCATCATTTAGAACGAAAGGAACCAAAACGATGAATATCCCGAAAACACTTCTGAACGATGTTCGCAAGCTTGCGGACCGGTTCGAACAGGTTGTCCGTCAGGACGAACGCAAGCGCCTGTTAGCGAAATTCCGTGCTGAGACTGGGCGCAAGCCAGTCGCAAAGCCGCAGCCGTTGTATCCCGTGACCGGGCTGCATGGTGAGCCGCTTGTCGAGGTGGCATCCGTGCCGGTGAAGACTGTGGCCCAAAATGTGGATATCGGCCCGGGCCATCACCGGCTTCTGGCGGAATTGGCAAAGGGCTATCAGGCCGCGCCAACCATGGCCGGAAACCTCGGGCTTACCCGTCTCACTGTGGTCCGGTATCTGTCCGACCTCCGCAAGGCAGGCTATCCGATCAAGGCAAAAAGCACGGGCCGTCGGGCTGCTGGCCGCTACCAGAAGATATACCGGCTTGACCAGACCGGTTGACCTGTGGCTATAATTCGGGGCGGTCCAGATCGGGCCGCCTCAACTTTTGCAAAAGGAGACGAAACAATGCAAAGCCTGATCAAAAACGAACTGACCACATCTGAAGCCGCCGACGTTTTCGCCATCACCGAACACGAGCTAAAGGTGTTGCGGTATCACCTCGATGCCATCAACAACCAAATCCGGGGACTAGAGGCATTCATGGATTCCATGGGCTTCACTAGCTGGATCGGTAGCGAATCCCCTCGTTCGATCAAGAAGGCAGAATTCACGGTGAAGACCGATTAACCTGTTCCGCTTCCCGGTGCGGCGGTAATAGCCCGGGTTTTTCCTCCATACCGGTCAGTGACCGGCACTTGCCCCCGGCCATAGCGTCGGGGGTTTTTTTGTGGGCATGACCCACAATAATGGCTTGGCGGTTGAACTGGCGGGATAAATCCGGCGGTCTGTTGTTCGGGTAATGCTGCGCCGGGTGACCTCAAACGACAGCCCGGCGGGTTTTCGATATGGCAAAACTTGTCAGACCAGCAAGAAAGCCGCACACGTTTGACCAGTAAGGGCAGACTGTTGGTTCCCGGTCAGTAAATATTCTGTCAGGCGGTCAGATGGCGGATCGGCGATGGACAGCCCCTAATAGGGGGTCGCAAGGGCCACCGGGGGGCTACCCATACCTGTATGCAACCCCGGCATATTTTTTGTATTTTTTTGTTTTTTGTATGGATAAGTGGGCATGACCCGTCATACAGCCCCGGCATGCTATGTCAGCATGACCCCCAGTGTAGAACTGAGGGGATATATCCCGGCGGGTACTAGACCCAGTCTACATACGGATGTTTACTTTGTCAAGTATTTTGTTTTTTCTGTTGACAATCAGTGTTACTAGCCCTAATATTGTATCGTGGGCCGTTTCATACACGGTATATTCCCACAAATCTGTGCAATTACGCCTGTAACCACGGTGAATAAGGCTGATTGAGACGCCCACACCCTCTTTTTTACATAAAAACAATGAATCTGCTTCCAAAACAGTACAAAGAGCGGGTATTAACCCCTCAACAGAGCCAGTTTCTTGAGCTTTTGTTTGAAAACGGTGGAAATGTAACCCAAGCTGCCGTAGATGCGGGGTATTCCCGTGGTTCTGCCCAGTGGCTGAAGCAAACATTGGCAGATGAGATCATTGAACGCACAAAAAGCATACTTTCAGTAAATGCAATAAAGGCAGCAAACCGTGTAGTCTCCACAATTGACAATCCCGCCCCCGAACGAGGTGACGAACTACGGCTAAGAGCCGCTGAATCGTTGCTTAACCGCGTAGGAGTTGCAAAACAAGAGACACACAACCACAATGTACAAGCAATACACGGTGTGGTGCTGTTGCCCCCAAAGAGTGAAGTAGTGATTGATGGCTGAACAAGCCCCCAAGAGGCGCGGTAGACCTAAAAAAGACCCTAACGCACCCAAGGCCACGTACAACCTGTCTACAAAGGAACGTGCCCGTCGTGCAGCTACAAAGCGGGTAAACGCCGCCAAGAAGCGTGCAGAGAAATCAACCAAAGCCGCAGAGGATAGACGCAGATATGCCCGAAAGCTTGAACAAACTACAACAAAAGTTGAAAAAGCTCTGGTTGGGAACGAGTCTGCCACAATCGATCTTGGGGATTTGGATGCTTTACCTGACGCGGTATCGGACCTTGTTGGAGAAAGTGAAGTTGTTTTCCAACCGAATGACGGACCTCAGACAGACTTTTTATCGGCGGGTGAGCGAGACGTACTCTACGGCGGTGCTGCCGGTGGTGGAAAAAGCTTTGCACTTCTTGCTGATCCGCTACGTTACTGTCACAATCCTAATCATCGTGGTCTTCTTCTCCGTCGTACACTGGATGAACTTACCGAACTGATCGACAAGTCCCGCCAACTGTACCCCAAAGCCTTTCCCGGGGCAAAGTTCCGCGAATCCAAGTCAACATGGGTATTCCCCTCTGGAGCCACGATTTGGTTCACCTATCTTGACAAAGACAAGGACGTGACGCGCTTTCAGGGTCAGGCATTCAACTGGATAGGCATAGATGAGATTACCCAGTATCCTACACCCTATGTCTGGGATTACTTGCGTTCTCGCCTTCGTACTACTGATCCTGAACTCCAGCAACACCTGTACATGCGCTGCACAGCCAACCCCGGAGGAGTGGGTGGTTGGTGGGTCAAGAAAACATACATTGAAGATGTGGAACCAAACAAGCCTTTTCCTGCCTTTGATATAGAAACAAAAACACCCTTTCTGTGGCCCAACGGTCACGAGAAGGCAGGTCAGCCGTTGTTCTTTCGTAAATTTGTCCCGGCACGGCTGACCGACAATCCCTACCTCATGGCAGATGGTCAATACGAGGCCATGTTGAGGTCGCTCCCCGAAGTCGAACGAAAGAGGCTTCTAGAAGGTGATTGGGACGTGGCGGAGGGAGCGGCCTTCCCCGAGTTTTCAAGGAGTCGGCACGTTGTCGAACATTTCGAACTACCTACCAATTGGCCACGAATACGGGCGGCGGACTACGGCTATGCGAGTCCGTCGTGCGTTCTGTGGGGGGCTATTGACTGGGATAATAATATCTGGATATATCGCGAACTATATGTCAAACACTTGACAGCAGAGCAACTAGCTGATAAAATAATGGAAGCAGAACAACTTGATCCAACACCACACTACACCGTGTTGGACTCGTCGTGCTGGAACAAGACAGGATTCGGCCCGTCTATTGCAGAAACAATGATGCGTGTTGGTGTTCGTTGGACACCCTCTGATCGCAACCGTGTCCAAGGCAAGATGGAAATACACCGCCGTCTTGCTGACGATCCCTACACAGAAGAACCACGACTACGTATCTTCTCCAGTTGCCAAAATATAATCAAGCAACTTGCTGGCATACCACTCTCCAAGTCAAACAGTGAAGACGTAGATACAAAGTCCGAAGACCACGCCTACGATGCTCTGCGATATATGCTGATGACACGCATGAGCGGGTACACATCAATACACAAACAACTTGGTGCAATCAAGAGTCAAGTGTACCAAGTCCAAGATGAGACCTTTGGATACTGATGATCCTTACAGAAATTGAATTCATTACGAAGGCAGAAGCAGGCACCGTAACTGTTCAAGAAGTTGTGGATTACGCACTGGAAAATGCACAGCGACTTGATGCGCTACCGACGCACGTCAAAGGCGCTAAACGTGTTCTTAATAACATACGGGAGTTGGGCCTTGATCCTAACATGCCGTACGCTGAACTCCGTGATCACGCTTTCAAGTTCTCGGAAGAGGGAACTCCGGAAGGTGTTCCAATCAAAAACAGAGCGTATAATTTACAAAATTTAGAAAGCATTGTTCGACCCATATTCGAAGATTACGGTCTAACAGCAAAAAAGACGTCTGACATTACCACCGATACGGGACAAGTTGTACCCGGAAAAACCATGTACCCGCAACTCGCGGGTAAAGGTTCAAAGACAGGCGCAGGAACCCAGCGTAGCACCGTAACCACTGGTGCCTTAGAAATGCAGGGGCTGTTGCCCAAAGCTGACTTAGATGAAATCTATAAGGAAGCAATGCCCCTGATCCGAGCCGAATATGGTGACAAGATCGCTGATGTTATTGAGTATCACTACACCACTGGAAACAGACCCGAACAACTTCTAGGACTTACAGAGGACTCTAAAAAACGTCTTACAAAAAATAAAGTGACAATAGACACTAGAAAAAATACCATTAGTGTTGCAGAGAGAAAAGTAGTATCTAAAAAAGATAACAAGGGGCGTCCTCGCCTGACGTTTGACTTAGATTCTCCTACTGGTCAGCTTCTTAAAAGAAACTATGATGCAGCATCAACTGCGTCGTCCAAGCTGTTTGACGTTAGCGAAACAGAGTTTGATGAGGCGTTTGGCAAGCACATTAGTCCTCGACTAGAAAAATATGCAGATGTTTTACCTCTAGCAGTTACGGATAAAAAACGCGGCCCTGACGGAAAAATTATAGTTACAGAAACCCCTGTAACAACCAAGTCTGCTATTCGTCACATTATCCCTAGATATTTAGTTGAGGAATTTGAAGTTCCTGACAATCTTGTAGAAGGTATGATGGGCCATGTCAATGCTTCGACTCTTCGCAAGCATTACGTGGGCATGGTTCCAGAAAAAAGGATTCCTCAACTACTTGCCGATCCGTCTCAATTCAGTATCGATATTGACGCCAAAGGAAATAGAGGTGCAATCGATGTAGAAATGTTAAGCGAAGAGGATCGCTTAGAGCTTGCCGCTGCACAAAAGTCCGAAAGAATTGCAGAGGCGCAGGCAGGTCAAAAGAAAGCAGAGGCTGCGGGTGCGGCAGCAGAAAAAGAGCGGATTGAAACTCTCGCAAGTATATCATCAGAAGATGTCGAAGCAGCGGCACAAGCACAGGCAAACATAGCCGCTCGTACAGAAGAATTAGAACAACAATTCGAAACTGATGCAAAAATAAAAAGAAGACAAAACGCAGTAGAACGAGGGAATGACGCTAAAAACGATATGATGTCTCGTTTTGGTCGTAAAAGAATTCCTCCCTCTCTTAAAACAGTTGCGCTGACGACGTTGGGCGCTGCTGTGACTGCTTTGGGTGCGTTTCCTCCTACAAGAGCAATAGCAAAGACTGCAGAAGTGGGTCTAGAGGCGCTAGGAGCGTACGGCTCTACCCAAGAGGGTCTCTCTACGCGAGAGCAAATGATAAGAATGGGCGTGGCTCCTCCACTCGCTACGGCTGCAGGTGTAGCTAAAGGAGTTGCAGACTTTGTTTCTCCAGTGCCGGAACAGCCGGTTGTAGCTGATCCCTTTTCCACGCGTCCTATTGATCGTATTGCTGCAGAGGATGCGGAGGTCGCCCAAAGCCTACAGGCTTCCGGTAAAATGGAACCCGTCGATATTCCTGATCCTGTTCCGTCAGAACCTCCGATGGCTGCACAGGGCTTTGCACAAAGACGGAATCAAGCACGCACAGCCGCAATACGGGGTGAAGAAACTCCGTTGGCTGAATCATTTCTTTATGGCGGTATTGTCCGCTAACAACCCCAACGAACAGGGAGCTAATAATGCAAAATCTAAACATGGGTGAAGCGTACATCATGAACGCGGACAAAGTATCCGTAGACGATCAGATGGGCGCAGACAAATTGTACCGTGAAGGTCTGGAATTCGACACTCGCGCTCAGACTGGTGTTCTGACCGAAGACATGCCGAAGCAGATGACCAAGGGTGCAGTTGATCCTTCGCTGTTTAAGATGGCTGAAGAACGCGACTACTAAGAGGTAAGTCGATATGGCTGACAACTTTCTGGAACCGGCTGACGATACGGCAGTTCCGCTTGTAAACCCGGAGGAACAACTTCCGGGTCTAGCGGCGTACGTAAAGCGTAAGTTTGAAGACGCGGAGAACGGACGTTTCTCCTATGAACAGCGATGGCTGCAGGCGTACAAAAACTTTCGCGGCATCTACGATTCCACCACACAATACCGTGACTCCGAACGATCCAAGGTGTTCATCAAGATCACCAAGACAAAGGTACTTGCGGCATACGGGCAAATCGTAGACATTTTGTTCGCCAATAAAAAGTTTCCAATGGTTGTCGAGCCGACGCCCGTGCCAGAGGGCATATCCGAGTTTGCACACCTTCAAACTCCAGCGGATGAATTGGTAGATCAAGAAACGCAAGACATCTATGGTTTTCCGGGGGACGGTCGTGAACTTTTACCGGGAGCTATGAAAGCAACTCCATCTATGGATTTTTTAGGTGGTCTTAGTGGTCGATATGCTAACATGCCGCTTGCAGAGGGTCCGTCTCTCATGGGGGAACCTCAAATCAGCCCGGCTCAAAAGGCTGCACTAAATATGGAGAAACAAATCCATGATCAACTCCTCGATACAAGTGCTGTCAATGTTCTTCGATCTTCTATTTTCGAGTCTGCTCTTCTGGGAACTGGTATCGTAAAAGGACCGTTCAATCACTACAAGCGCGTTCATAGATGGAAGAGTGGTCCTGAAGGTCGAGTGTATTCTCCTTACGAAAAAACAGTGCCTCGCATTGAATACGTTTCTGCGTGGGACTTTCATCCTGATCCCTCCGCTACTACGATAGACGATTGCGAATACGTAATCCAACGTCATCGCATGAATCGTTCGCAGTTCCGTAGCTTGATTGCACAACCCTTCTTTTACAAGGACGCAATTGAAGACTGCCTTGCAAAGGGACCAAACTACGAAGACAAGTATTACGAAGATACCATTCGCGAAGACGAGACCGAACCGTACTACCAAAATAATCGCTATGAAATACTAGAGTATTGGGGTGTTCTTGACGGCAAAATGGCCGAAGAGGCAGGACTTGATGTTGCAGAACAGATGGACGAGTTTGATCAGGTACAGGTCAACGTATGGGTGTGCGGTACAATGGTTCTGCGCTGCGTTCTGAACCCATTCACACCCGCACGTATTCCATATCAGGTGTTCCCCTACGAAATCAACCCTTATCAAATTTGGGGTGTTGGTATAGCGGAGAACATGGAAGACGCACAGATGTTGATGAACGGCCACGTTCGTATGGCGATCGACAACCTCGCTCTCGCTGGCAATCTGGTATTCGACGTAGACGAAGCAAGTCTCGTGCCGGGACAGAACATGGACATTTTCCCGGGCAAGATATTCCGTCGTCAGTCAGGTGTTACGGGCACGGCAATCAACGGTCTCAAGTTCCCCAACACAGCGCCTGAAAACATACAGATGTACCAGATCAGTCGCCAGCTTGCGGACGAAGAGACAGGTCTACCGTCCATCATGCACGGACAGACAGGCGTGACGGGCACAGGCCGCACAGCATCCGGTCTATCCATGCTGCTTGGCGGTGCAAGTCTGTCTCTTAAAACGGTCATTAAGAACATTGATGATAGTCTCCTTAAACCGCTCGGCGAAGCATATTTCCAATGGAACATGCAGTTCAACGAAGATACCCCAGATATCGAGGGCGACCTAGAGATCAAGCCTCGCGGCGTAGCAGCCGTCATGCAGAAGGAAGTGCGTAGTCAACGACTCACCACGTTGCTTCAGACCGTATCGAATCCGATGCTGGCACCGTTTATTAAGATTCCAAACTTGATGCGAGAGCTTGCTATTGCACAGGACATTGATCCAGACAGCCTCGTCAACGATGTTAGTGAGGCACAAATATTCGCAGAGATGTTGAAGGGACTAGCCAATGCTCAACAAGAAGCAAGCCAGCAAGGTCAGCCAACTGGTGACCAACAAGGAGGCGTGGGACAGTCTGGAGGAGTACCTCCGGGAGCAAATCCAGATGACGCTTCGGGCGTTGGTGGCGGCACAATCGGAACTGGAAGTGTTCCGGCTGCAGGGGAAGATAACTTCACTGGAACAGATCAAGGGGCTGAAGGCTGACTACGAAGCCGCAGTGACATCTAAAAATGACGATACTTAGCGATATCATTGCAGGAGAGTTGGGGGGTAGAGGTGCCGCTGCTTTGGTAGAGCGCACTCCTGTACCTAAAACGCCGTCAGCACAGGCTAGGCGACCTACTCCCGGTCCAATGGCTGCTCCTGATTTTCCAATGGGATATCGTAGCCCTTCACTAGAAGACAGCACAGACGTGCAACCTGCAACGCCTTTTGATCGCGATGACGATGATGATGGTCCCACAGGTGGAACAAGATACCCAGTGACCCAAGGAAGAGGTCCCGTATTTAACATATCTGTAGTCACACCGATGTCTAGCGCCCGACGCGCAGAAATAGACAGCAGAAATCAACGACTAGATGTGCAATTTGGTCAAGGTCTAGTCGGTATGAAGGACATTTATAATCCTGCTACGGGAAGGTATGCTGCGTCAGCACCTAAAATGGGCCTATTCGGAGTTCCTTTACTTGGTATAGGAGCAATGCTCGGCGATGCGTTTATGAAAAAGAAACAAAAAGAGGCTGCTTTATCTGCTGCCATGGGTAACGAAAACAGCGGCGTTATCATGGTAAACGATTCCGTAATTGCTGTCGTTGATGGTAAAGTATACGGCAATACACCTGATCATATACCTCGCCATCAAGTACAAAACGCTATTCGAGACTTTGTTAGAAATACACCAGCGTCCAAAAAGTCTGGAGACTATTATGATATTAGTCAGGGCGGACTAGGCAAAATTCCTCTTCCACAAAGTCCAGAAGAACAAAATAGACCCATCATACCTCCACCTCCTCCTCCTCCGGCACCGCCGCCTGCCCCTTTCTACGAAGCAGGGCGCAGCGATGACTCTGATCGCAATTACGGTCGAACTGAATATTCTATTAGCGGCGGTGCTGGGACATCACAAAAACCGGGTGGTTTTTCCATGAGAGCCGAGGGCGGTAGTGTGGAAATGGCCCGTGGGGGTAGTGCTGATCCTGTGCAGGGTAACGGTTTTGTAGACGGCTCTCCTGACAACTACACTAAATCCCAGACTGTAGCCGATGACGAGTATCGTCGATTACGTCCGGGATCATTTGTGATGAACGCGCCCATGACAGAAAAACTGCAAGAAGCAGGGGTGTTACCAACAGGGGTTGACAATCCAGCTAAAAAGAGTACAATAAAAGTAAACAAAGGCGGCATGATTGATGTTGCTTTGTCCAAAGGCGAATACGTCTTTGAGCCAGAAGAAGCCGAAGAAATTGGCTACGACGTTCTCAACAAGTTAAATGATCAGGGCAAAGCCGAGGTAGATCGTCGGCAAGCTTTGCAGGGAGGCGGAGAGCCACAACCTGCTGGCACTGACCTGTCTCGTATTCCTCCACTTGCTGCAGGTCTTCGTCCGAAGATTAAAAGAGATACTAAGCCAGAGGGCTTTATTTCTACACAATCTGCTACGCAAGATACCGGCATTCCGCCACTGCTTATCAATGGGATCAACGTCGAGCAAGTTGGAAAAGCGTTGTCTCTCGTCGAAACGAGAGGATACGAAGATCGTAACGACGGCTACTTCTATACCCGTGCAGATACTAAGAGCAATCCGTCATCTGCCTTTGGGCCTCTGCAGATCACAGGCGACACACTCGCTGCTATGTTGGAAGAATCGGATGAACTTCGTATCCAAATGAATGAAGACATCAATCCGGGTTTTGCTAACTACCTTGAGAGATATGCAACAGACGCACGTAATAGAACTAACTTTCGAGCGTTTGGATTAATATACGAAGGCGAAAAGGGCAAGAAAGCGAAGGGACGTGCGCCTACTGCAGCAGAAAAAGAGATGTACAAAGGCTTAGGCGCAGGATCGATTTCTCTGGAAGATCACAAGAAATATTACCCTCTTCTTGCAAACATATATTTACGTTACAAAGCCGGAATGAGCGACTCCGAAGAAGATATGGTGCGGAGACATTTCGGTAACGACAAATCTACACAGAAATACCGTGATGCTAAAATTGAACTCGGTATTAACTGATTAGTCAGCTACCCGCCAGTGCGGCCCTGACACAACCGGAGCGGCTACCTACACGCCAAAGTAGCCCCGCTAATGAGGTAAATAAAATGGCAAAAAAAGTTCGAGGCCACCGTGCCAACAAACCCAATGATTCCTTTGGAACAATCAACAGCGAAACTCTTTACAAAGGTGCCTACCGCGAGGAGGTATATCAAGACGAAGACGAAGAAGCTGTAGAACAACACGCGGAGCAATCCGAGTCGGATGAGCAATCCGAACCAAATTTTGCACAGGGTGCAGAGAAAGCGGAACACGACTACAAGAAGCGTTACGATGATCTCAAAAAGCACTACGACGCAAAGGTGAGTGAGTTCAAGGCAAAAGAACAAGAAATGACGGCGACCCTTTCCGAAGCTACTCGCCAACAGAACATTTCTTTGCCCAAGTCTGCTGAAGAACTAGAAGAATTCAAGCAACAGTATCCTGATGTCTACGATGTTGTGGAAACGATTGCAACGATGAAAGCTGGTGAACGTGCAGGAGAACTTGAAAAAGAACTCGAAACAATCCGCGAGAAGGAACAGAATACACGGGTTCAAGCGGCATACCAAGAACTAACAAACAAACATCCGGACTTCAATGAACTACGTACGGATGAGCGTTTTCTCCAGTGGCTAGAAGAACAACCCGAAAACATCTCGGATGGCATCCTGAAGAACAACACTGACGCTCGTTGGGCGTCTCGTGTTCTTGACCTTTACAAGGTTGATGCTGGCATCACCACAAAGAAGCGTACTAGGAAGAGCGAGTCTGCTGCAGCGGCTGTAAACTCTCCAAAGGCACGTGACATTACAGGTGAAGCAAAGGGAACTGATCGGATTTGGAAAGCCTCTGAAATCGGTCGAATGAAGCCATGGGAGTTCGAGAAGCACGAAGCTGAACTCGACGCCGCACGGGAAGAAGGCCGAATAGACTACAGTAACTAAACCTCAACAAAGGAAGGAACAGACCAATGGCTTTTGGTACTGCTGCAGGTTATGGTAACCTGCCTTCCGGTAACTTTACACCGGAAATCTTTAGCCAAAAGGTTCTCAAATTCTTCCGTCGCGCTTCGGTTGTAGAAGACATTACGAATACCGACTACGCTGGCGAAATTGAGAACTTTGGCGACACCGTCCGCATTATCAAGGAGCCGACAATCACCGTCTCCTCGTATACTCGCGGCTCGGTTATCAACGCGCAAGACCTTGCTGACGATCAGATCACCATGGTGGTCGATCAGGCAAATGCTTTCTCGTTTAAGATTGACGACATTGAAGAGCGTCAGTCTCACGTCAACTTCGAAGCACTTGCTACCTCTTCGGGAGCATTCTCCCTGAAGCGGAAGTACGATGCTAACGTCCTTGACATCATGGCAACTGACGCAGGTCTCAACGGTGAATCCACTGCTACCACCACCCAAATCTCGGGTATCGGTACGCTCGGTTCCGCCCTTGATATCGGTGGTGCATCCAGCCCCGGCGATACTGCTGTCAACACCATGCTGAAGATGGCAGAGGCACTCGACAACGAATCGGTTCCGGAAGAGAACCGCTGGTTCGTTGCTCCCCCAGCATTCTACAAGCACCTCTTCTCGGCTGGTGCGAAGTTCGCAGAAGTTCAGGTAACTGGCGATGCAACTTCCCCGCTGCGTAACGGTCTTGTTTCGCTGGGCAACATTGCTGGCTTCCAGTGTTACAAGTCCACCGCTCTCGTTTCGAACGCGGGTACGGATCAGGTAACGCTGACTGGCCTTGCTACGGACGGCTCTGAGAACGTGATTCTCGGTGGTCACATGTCCTCAACGGCTACCGCTTCGCACATTGCGAAGACCGAGGTTGTCCGTTCGACTGAAACCTTCAGCGACATCGTTCGCGGTCTGCATGTCTTTGGTCGGAAAGTTCTCCGTCCGGAAGCCATCGTCCGTGGCGTTGTTAGCCTCGACTAGTAGGGAGGACTGAGTAATGGCTACTTATGATCGTACTATTACCGGCGGCGGTACTGTAGGACATCCGGGCAATCTGCCCCGTCCGTACATCGTCACCTCCCCGGTCTACGACGCGGTGGATAACACCTCGCTTGCTGGCGCTGACATCGTCAAGCTCATCGATCTGCCTGCAGATACGATGGTAATCGGCGGCTGTATCGAAGTCCTTGAGGCTTCGGGCAACTCGTCCGTGACGCTCGACGTAGGCACCAGCGATGATGTTGACGCCTTCGTTGACGGTGGCGCAAGTAACGCTGCCGCAATCCTTCAGTTCAACCTGAAGGCTACGGCAAACAACATGGTTACTTCCGCTGACTCTGTTCAGGTGACTGTGCTTGACTCCGGATCATCCGGTACGACTGCACTGCGTTTCCGTGTACACGCCGTCCTGTGCGACGTGTCGCAGAACCCTGTTGAGTCTGCTACCGTTTCGACTGGAACATAATAACCCATGTCAGGGGGGCGTCTTGCCCCCTTGACCCTTTTACTTATATATGATATAAGCAGGAACCCCTGCCGGGAAAATGACAGGAGTCTGGCTTATGAACTATATAACAAGCAACGTACCCTACTTCAAAGCATGGGTACGTAGAGAATACACAACGAATCACGACCGCTATCAGGGTGAATTTCTACACGCAATGGTGATAGCAGTCACGACTCTGCCGATGCGTACCCTATCCTTTCAGGTGTTGTTTACAGGGTGTGACGAGGAAGAGAATGTACATGGCGGTGCAATGTGGGCACGTATGCCTCTCACAGCACTCGTAGGTGACACGCCCTTCGATGAATGGCCCGAACCTATGCCAACGTACTTAGCCCAGCCGTGGGACTGTCAGTCACATCACCACTCGGTGTTTGTATTGAACAGAGCCACACCGTGTCCGTGGTTGGCAAAGATAGACGGAGAGTTCTATCCTGCCAAGTACTACTTCACAGTAGACTACACAGACACAGAAGTAGCAGATGACCCTGCACAACACAAACAGAGTCATGTGCTAGAACTACTCGATGCGGGTAAATGGACAGGCAACATCGTTGCATTACCTAACAACAGAGTACGAGTCACCAACCCTGCGTGGTTTGTGACAGGCGAAGGACCACCAGACTTTGCTCCAAGTCAGTGGGTCCACCACTCGAAACAAGACCCGAACTACGTAAGTGACACGGCACGGGTATTCGACAACCTCTATGCGGAGAGCGATTATGAAGAAGATGATGAAGAGTAAGGGCATGAAGCGCGGCGGCAAGATGAAAGCCAAAGGTATGGCTAAGGGCGGTATGCGCGGTGGCCGGAAAATGATGATGAAGAAGGGCGGCAAGGCTATGAAGGCCAAGGGCATGGCAAAGGGTGGTAAGCGCGGTGGCGCAATGACCCTTGCATCGATCCGTGCTGCTGCCAAAGCAAAGGGCTACAAGCTCGTAAAGATGGCGTAGTCAAATGGCACGTCGCGGACTATATGCCAACATTGCAGCCAAGCGTCGTCGTATCAAAGCCGGTAGCGGCGAGAAGATGCGTAAGGCTGGCAGCAAGGGCGCACCAACAACCGGCAACTTCAAGCGTGCTGCACAAACTGCAAGGAAGAGATGATGGCACGCAAAGCCGACAAGATGCCAGCCCGTAACAAAAAAAACTTTCGACCAACGAAAGCAGGGGCTGGCATGACTAAGGCCGGAGTGGCTGCGTATCGTCGCAAGAACCCCGGTTCTAAGTTGAAGACTGCAGTCACAGGCAAAGTCAAGCCCGGAAGCAAGGATGCCAAACGTCGTAAATCGTTCTGTGCGCGTTCTGCTGGGCAGATGAAGAAGTTTCCAAAGGCTGCAAAGAATCCGAATAGCCGCCTACGACAGGCGCGGAAGAGGTGGAAATGCTAACTGCATTGATCGGCCCGATAGCAAATCTAGCTGGTACGTGGCTAGAGGGCAAGGTCGAAAAGACGAAAGCCGAGACAGGGGCCAAAGTCGCAAGGGCAAAAGCCGAAGCGACCATCATGGAAAAGAAGGCCACGGGGGAACTCGAATGGGACTTGGAAATGGCACGTGGAAGCCAGTCATCGTGGAAAGACGAGTGGCTGGTCATTTTGTTTTCGGTGCCGTTGATCCTTGCGTTCATACCGGGCATGGAGGGAGTCGTAGCTAATGGATTCCAGCAACTCGAAGCTATGCCGCAATGGTATCAATATTCTCTGGGGGTTATCGTTGCTGCCTCATTTGGCGTTCGTAGCGCTACTAAATTCTTTGGGAAGAAGTAAGTATGGCCGAAGTTACGATGGAGCGCATACTGAAGTGGAAGATACTCCCCCGTTTGATGATGCTGGGGATGTCGATCTCGGCATGGCGCGTGGTGGAGTGGTTCATGGGGCTGTCGGACCCGACAAGTCAACAGGCTGCACTTGTAAGTGTGGTGACGGGGGCGATGACGGGAGCGTTCGCAGTGTGGATGGGACATGAGGCAAAGTGATGATGAATGCACACAATGTAATTCCTAAAATGAAATACGACATAAATACATTTGTAAACAAGGTTCGCGTACACGAAGGCTTGGTCCTTACGGTGTACAAGGACACCCTCGGCATCGACACTATTGGTATCGGGCGCAATTTAAAAGACCGAGGAATCAGTAAAGAAGAACTCGATCACATGGACATTCCCTCCATGGATGCTGTCTACGAACACGGCATCACAGAAGAGGATGCGTATTATCTTGCCACCAACGACATTGCAATCGTGGAGAAGGAACTAGCACGGGCCAAGCCCTGTGTGTACGATCTCGACGCTGTGCGGCAACTGATCGTGATGGATATGGCATTCAATATGGGCGTGCCACGCCTCTGCAAATTCAAGAAGATGTGGGCTGCTATCGAGGCGAAAGACTTCGACACCGCATCCGTCGAGATGCTCGATTCGCGCTGGGCACGGCAGGTCAAATCACGGGCGACGAAACTCTCGGACGCCATGAAGACAGGAGAATTCGCATGAGCGAAGCACGAGGAAGACAGGCGCAGGATAGTGCAGAAAAAAGTGTGTTTTCTGGCAGACCGCTAACAAAAGGTGAAAAACAAGCAGCAGTTGGTCTGATAACAGGCGCAACTGTTGGAGGGATGGCAGGCATAGCTGCTTTAGATATTTCCCAAGATAAAAAGCGAAGAGAGCGCATTGATAAAGAAGCAAGACGCCGTAACGAAGAAATAAAAAGAAAGTATCGCGGTGGCGGCGGTGGCGGAGGTCTTTACGTGACTCCAGACGCAGCTACCAAACGAGATGTCACCAAGAGGTTCAAGAAGAACTGATGCAAGATAAACCTTCTCGCGGAAGAAAAGCACAGCCTAGTGCAGAAAAACCTGCAAAACAACCCGGAGTGTATGAGATGCTGCACGACGATAAATATTATATGACAAACCCCCGTCGCGGAGGTGCTGTAGGCACAAAAATGAAAAAAGACCTTGCTAAAATGCTCGGCATTGTGAGGGACGTTTGATGCCCCTAACAGACAAAGGCAAAAAGATCATGCAATCCATGAAACGCACATACGGGGGACGCAAGGGTGAACAAGTCTTCTACGCCACACGCAACGCTGGCAAAATCACGGGCGTTGAAAAGAAAGCGCAAGGTGGGACGGCTGGAACGCTTGGCCTCAAGAAAGGCGGTAAAGCGAAAAGCAAAAGTAGAGTTAATGAAGCTGGCAACTACACTAAGCCCGGAATGAGGAAGCGTATCTTCAACCGTATCAAAGCTGGTGGTAAGGGCGGACGCCCGGGACAGTGGTCGGCGCGTAAAGCCCAGATGCTTGCGTCAGCCTACAAAAAAGCAGGGGGCGGTTACAAAGACTAATGAAGCATGTCTTTCTCCTGTTTGTCTTTCTTGGCACAGGAGAGGACAAACGTCAAGTCAGTAGTGACATGTACTTCCGTGACTTAAACGAGTGCGTGTGGTTTGCACAAAAGCTCCACAAACAAGGAGAGAAGGTGACGGCATATTGCCTGCCTAAATTAGTTGATGAAAGTGTACGAGTCTACTGATGCTTGCCGAACTTGCTGCTGCCAACGCTGCCTTTGCCGTGATCAAGACGGCTGTCCAGAATGGCAAGGACATAGCCGCTGCAGGGAGCGCGATTGCTAACTTTGTGGGCGCAAAGGAAGACCTGCAACGCAAGGCAAGTAAGAAGGGCAACGGATCAGACTTAGAAGAGTTCATGGCTCTGGAACAAATACGGGAACAAGAAGAACAACTAAAACAGATTATGATATATGCTGGACGGCCCGGACTGTGGGGTGACTGGCAACGCTTCCAAGCAAAGGCACGGACAGCACGAAGAGAGGCAGAAATAGCAGCAGCCAAGCGTCGTAGAAAGATAATGGACTGGACTCTGATCACAGTAATATCGGCAGCACTCTTGGCAACACTCGTAGGATTTATCTTTTTACTGATGCACCATCAGGGCAAGTTATAGTGAGGGACAATGCGTAACTTAGCAATACAGGCATTACAGCATAAATATCAGGCGGAGATGGCAGATGCAGAGTTTGTATTCCAAATTTATCTGGACAAGCCGGTGGGTATTGGTGAACATCCGGGTCTGCTGGAGGAGATGGACGCGGCGCTTACGAAATGGGGTGACGCGCAAGACAAACTAGCTGCACTCGCTACTTTGACAATGGAGATAGAAGATGGCACTGAAAAAGAGCCAACGCTCTTTGAAGAGTTGGACTAAGCAGAAGTGGCGCACGAAGAGTGGCAAACCGTCCACGCAGGGTCCAAAGGCAACCGGGGAGCGATATCTACCGTCTGCAGCTATCAAGGCGCTCTCGTCGAAGGAGTATGCGGCTACCACAAGAGCCAAAAGGAAAGCTACTCGCGCCGGTAAACAGGTGGCGAAGCAGCCTAAGAAAATAGCAAAGAAGACCCGCGCATATCGCAAGGTACGATAGATGACATTTCTAGAACTTATCAATGCTGTGTTACGAGAGATCAATGAAGTGGAAATTACCACAGTTTCTTCGACACGCGGTATCCAAACGTCAGTCAAAGACTTCATCAACAAGTCACAGCGAGACATTATCAACTCCGAAGTTGAGTGGCCGTTTACTGTTGTTAATCAGTCTTTTACGACTACTGCGGGAACAGGAGAGTATTCCCGAGAGTCAGATGCAAAGACTGTCGACTATGATAGTTTTACTGTACAAGAGTCCGCATCCACGGCGGAAAAACAACTGAAGTACCTGTCATTCAACGAGTATCTGGAGCGGCGCAACGAGGCAGACACCAACCCCGACACGGGGTCTCGTGCGTTGCCCGAGTTTGTCTACAAGACTCCTGATCAAAAAATTGGTCTGTCTCCGGTGCCTGATGTATCAACGTATACAGTCAGGTATTACTACTATCAAACCACATCAGATTTGGTCAACAACACTGACGTATCTGTCATACCCGAACGCTTTCACGATGTGATAGTCAACCGCGCTCGTTACTACACCCACATGCTTCGCTCTGATATTCAATTTGCGCAGCTTGCTGATAGAGATTACAAGGAAGGATTGCTTCGCTTGCGTGTAGAACTAATCAACCGTAAGGACTACATGAGGGCCGTCTAATGCCAGATACTTCGCTACTTAGTCCGTTTGTTGTGAGGTTAGGCGGCGGTTTGGTGCTTGATAAGGATGCCTTTACCCTACCCCCCGGTGCAGCTACACAGTTGCAAAACTTTGAACCTGACATCAACGGCGGATATCGCCGCATCAACGGGTTCGCTAAGTTCAACTCGAACATCATACCGCAGACTAGCGCGTCCACTGAAAAGGTTCTTGGCGTGCATATCTACAAAGATCAGGTTCTTGCTGCACGTGGTGAAAAGGTATTCAAGGGCGGCGCAACCGGATCGTGGACAGAGATAGATTCAGGCCGCACCAGCGCCGGACGATATAACTTCGTCAACTTCAACTTTGACGGCACAGACAAGGTCGTCTTTGTAGACGGCGCAAACCTTGCGTCGGTCTTCAATAATAGCAGTATCACTGACGTAAGTGCCAGTGGCAGACCAGCAGACCCCGCGTTTGTCGAAGTATTCCGAAGCCATGTGTTCTATGCGGGTATGTCTGCAAGTCCACAAGAACTTATTTTTAGTGTGCCGTTTGACGAGGATAATTTCACAGGCGGTAGCGGCGCAGGGTCAATCAAGGTTGACGGCATCATCAAGGGCATCAAGGTCTTCCGTGAAAGCCTCTTTGTTTTTTGCGAAGACTCTATCTTCAAGATCACGGGTTCGAGTTCGTCAGACTTTGCAGTCGTGCCGGTCACACGAAAGATTGGTTGTGTAGACGGCTTCAGCATCCAAGAGATATCAGGTGACATTGTTTACCTTGCACCTGACGGATTACGCACAATTGCAGGTACGGAAAGAATCGGTGACGTTGAGCTTGGCACCGTGTCAAAACAGATACAGCCTCGCCTAGAAAATGTGTCCACGGAAAGAATGTCCTCTCTAGTTATCCGAGGAAAGACGCAGTATCGTCTATTTTTCCCCACGGACGCACAGGCAGCATCGTCGGCTCTTGGCATAATCGGAGTTATCAAAGCTGGCACAGAAGGCGGCATAGGTTGGGAGTACGCTGATCTCAAGGGCATCAAACCCGCCTGTTGTGCATCCGGCTTTATCAGCGGAGTCGAGACAATCTTGCACGGAGGGTACGACGGCTACATCCACAAGCAAGAGTCAGGCAACACTTTTGACGGTACTAATATAGGCGCAATATATCGCTCCCCCGACTACACGATGGGAGATGCTGGTATCCGCAAGTTGATGCAGCGAATCATCTGGAACTATGACAACGACGGCGCAGTCAATTCTAAATTTCGTATTCGCTACGATTTTAGTTCAGCAGATGTACCCCAGCCAGCAGAATACGATCTGACCACTGGATCGGCAATCGCACTATACGGTTTGGCCGCATCAACATACGGCACTGCAGTGTATGGATCATCGGGCACACCGCTCGTACGACAGAGTGTTGAGGGTGGCGGATTCACAGTAGCAGTGCGCTTAGATGATACACAAGGCGCAGCCCCCATATCAGTCAAGGGGTATCAATTAGAATTTACTCCGGGAGGGAGGAGATAACACATGGCAGGTTACACTAGACAGTCGTCTTACTCTGACGGCGATACTATCACCGCCGCACACAGTAACAACGAATTTGATCAGGTTCTTGCTGCGTTTAACAATTCCAGCGGCCACAAGCACGATGGCACGGCAGCAGAGGGTCCGGTCATCGGACTCATTGGTGATCCGGGCGAAACCACGCCGAAGAACAAGGTCGTTGTTGACAATCCTAACAATCAGATCGAAGTCAGTATCGACGTATCGGGTACGTCCACAGAACAGGTTGTCTTCAAGGACGGCGTAATTGAGCCAACAACCGACAACGACATCGATCTCGGTTCGTCGAGCAAGCAGTTCAAAGACCTACACATAAACGGCACTGCCAACATTGACAGCTTGGCTGCGGACACAGCCAATATCGACGGCGGCTCTATCGACGGCGCAACGCTCGGCACGAACAGCGCAATCACGCAGGCCGTCATCGACAACGTCAACATCAACGGCGCAACCATCGGACACACTGACGACACAGACCTGATGACCCTCGCATCGGGCGTCCTGACTGTCGCTGGCGAAGTGTCGATGACAACCCTCGACATCGGTGGCACAAACGTGACTGCCACTGCCGCAGAACTCAACCTGATGGACGGCGGTACGTCTGCAGGCACAACAGCCGTAGCGGGTAGCGATGGCATCGTAACCAACGACGCTGGCACGATGCGTCAGACTACGGTCGATACCTTCGACACGTATCTCGCCGCAACTACAAAGACCCTGACAAACAAGACACTCGATGCTGATAACAACACAGTGTCGAACCTCGAAGTAGACAACCTCAAGTCGGGCGTCCTTGACACGGACTTGTCGAGTGTTGCTGGCACGGACACCACCCTCGCATCGGCCAAAGCCATCAAGGCATACGTGGACAGTCAAGTTCAGTCTGCAGATACAATCGAAGAACTGAACGACACAAACATCTCGTCGCTTGCGTCGGGTCACATCCTGATCTACGACGGCTCTGACAGCTTTGACAACAAAGCCATTTCCGGTGACGTTACACTCGCTTCTACGGGTGCTGTGACGATTGCTAACGATGCCGTCGAAACAGCGATGGTCAACGAGAACGTCGTCAGCGGTCAGACTGCAATCACCTCCGGCGATGTCAACATCACCAACGACACGCTTCTCTTGCACGACGCAGATGCCAGTGCCCTGAAGAAGGTCACAGTCACTAACCTGATTTCTAGTGCCGGTGGCTTGACGGAGGTCGTAGCTGATACTAGCCCACAACTTGGTGGCAACCTCGACGTAAACGGCAACGACATTGTATCCACGTCGAATGGTAATATCGACATCCTGCCCAACGGTTCTGGTGTAGTCAACCTCGACGGCAACGGCTCATCGGGTGGTGTGTCTATCTCTGACGGTCTTGTCGACATTCGCACTGGTACGGGTTCACGTTCGCAGGTCAAGTTTTACTGCGAGTCGAGTAACGCACACGCACAGACTGTCCAGCCGCAACCACATTCCGCAGGTGTAACAAATACCCTGACACTTCCTGCCGGTGGTGATCAAGAAATCGTCGGTGCGTCTGCTACCCAGACCCTGACCAACAAAACCATCGATGCCAGTCAGTTGTCCGGCACCGTTGCGAACGCACGTCTAGACGCAGACCTACAAGCACTTGCGGGTCTGACATCTGCAGCGGACAAGGGCATCCAGTTTACCGGCTCTGGTTCTGCGGCGACGTACGATCTCACGGCAGCAGGTAAGGCGCTGCTCGACGACGCCGACGCAGCAGCACAGCGTACGACTCTTGGGCTTGGCACTGCAGCGGTTGCTGCCACAGGTATCAGCAACGGCAACGTAGCCGTGTTCACTAGCGGTGTTGCTGACGACGACTTCTTGCGTGTCAACGGCACGTCTATCGAGGGTAGGTCCGCATCGGAGGTCGCGTCGGACATCGGTGCGGCTACTGCCGGTTTTGCAGTCGCGATGGCGATTGCGCTTTGACTTGACTAGATAATATTATTGCTGTATAATACAGTGATGAAGGAGAGGTAATGGCACAGGATTTTGAAAGAAACATTGCACGTAACGTCGGAACAAGTGAGGTCGTTCTACGCACCGCAAACTCCGACGATGCAATTGTTGGTATCAATATCGCTAATGTTACAACTAGCCAAATCTTAATGGATGTGTACATCACTGGCGCAGGTGCCACTGATGACTACTACATCATTAAGGATGCCCCGATTCCAGTAGGTTCAGCCCTACAGGTCTTGGATGGTGGTGCAAAGATTGTAATGCAATCCGGCGATATACTTAACGTACAGAGTGATACCGCAAGCAGTGCAGATGTTTGGGTCTCTGTAGTTGACGCAATCAGCACGTAAGGAATAACAGATGCCATACATAGGTCAAAAAGTTCCGGGGTCTTATCAGGCTACGAAAGCTGTCCAGCGTTTCAACGGCGATGGCAGTGACACTACGTTTACCCTGACCACCACAGTCTCTTCTGTGCAAGACGTGCTGGTATCGGTGGACGGCGTAGTGCAGGATACCTCTGCGTACACAATCCCTGACGGCACGACACTCACCTTCACTGCTGCCCCGTCGAGTGGCACAGGCAACATCTTTGTAAATTACCTTGCACCCCAAGCGGGTACGATTGTGCCACCCGCAGAGAACAAAGGCAACTTCAAGGGCGGTGGTCTGTTCCGTACCAACGCACAGTCGTTGACTGCTGACACAACCATCCTTGCAACTGAGAACGCAAACGTGACAGGCCCGTTTACCGTAGCCAGCGGTGTGACCCTGACCGTTGAAAGCGGCGGGACATTGGTGACGCTATGAGTACGCTGAAGGCAGATACCATCCAAAGCACCAGCGGCGGTGCGGCTACGCTGACGAAGCAACAGGCAGCGAAGATATGGTCTAACTTTGACGGCACCACCAGCGGTATTACTCCTCGTGATAGCTTCAATGTATCAAGCGTTGGAGACACAAACACCGGCACTTACACAATCAATCACACAAACGCCATGTCAAACAATGACTACTGTGCTGCTTTGATGGGGCGTATGCAAAGAGGCACAAGCAACAGTGGTGCTGCAAACGGGATTGACTCATCAGATGGTGACTCAACTGTTTTAACAACCAGTCACATATTAGCTTACATCAATGTTGCAACCACCAACGATGCTGATGTGCCTATTGGTGGGTCAATGGTGATGGGAGACCTCGCATGAGTGAAGTAAAGACAAACAAAATCACCAGCCTTGCGAGTAACAACGACATCACCCTCGACCCTGATGGCACGGGCGATGTTGTCGTAAAAACAGGTTCTAATGAACAGGATGCTCTACTCGTTAAGCAGTCTGACGGCACAGATGTTGGCTCTCTACGCATCAATAACGGCGCTTTTATATTAAAGGGTAAAAACTCATCTCAACCGATTCAAATTCAATCGCATGATGGCAATGAGGACATTGAGGTAGACCCAGATGGGTTTATCAAGTTTGAAACTGCCGGTTCAGAACGGATGCGTATCGACAGCAGCGGCCGATTGTTTATGGGTGTTACTAGCAACACTACTGGAGGAGAAAGTTTCACTGTTGATGCCGCTGATGGTTTTCGACTGTTTTGCTCTAGAGGTAGTACGTCTGCGAGAGAGCAAATTATTTTCTTTAACCCTAACGGCGATGTCGGTTCAATCGACACAAGCGGAACATCCACGTCTTACAACACATCGTCCGACCATCGCCTAAAGCAAGGCGTAGAGGACATGACCGGCGCAATCGACCGCGTCAAGGCGCTAGCTCCCAAACGCTTTCAGTTCATCGCAGACGCCGACACAACGGTTGATGGCTTCCTTGCCCACGAGGCACAGGCAGTCGTGCCAGAGGCTGTCACCGGCACTAAAGATGAAGTAAACGAAAACGGTGATGCTGTCATGCAGGGGATTGACCAAGCCAAGCTGGTGCCGCTTCTGACCGGCGCACTGCAAGAGGCGATTGCCAAGATTGAAACGCTTGAGACTAAAGTCGCAGCGTTAGAGGCAGGTGAGTAATGGCATTCGGTACACTCAAAGCAGATACCCTGACGCACTCGACTGCGGGTTCGCTGGCTACGAATTTTGTTGTGAATGGTAGTGCGAAGGCGTGGATGCAAGCTGTTGGTGATGGTACGAGTTACAACGATAGTTTTAACACAAGTTCTTTGACTGATGTAGGCACGGGGAATATCAGAGTCACTTACACAAACAATATGTCTAATGATGATTCTGCTTTTACTCTAGGGCATCAGTATCAGTCTTTAAGTGGTTCGTCAGCTTTTGCTGCAA